TTGGCTCCGCCGCCACCGCCCACGCCGCCACCGCCCACGCCGCCACCGCCAACACCTCCTCCACCAACACCTCCACCGCCCACGCCGCCACCGCCCACGCCTCCTCCTCCTACGCCACCACCACCTCCACCGTCAGGGGTGCCGTCACTAGCGGCGGCGCAGGGATATAATATGCGCACGCACGGGCCGGGGCTGATCCTGAACACGAATTGGTTTGTCCAGCCGGGGCAGCGGGTTTCTCAGCTAGCAAATCAAGAGCTAATCGATCCCGGCCCGGGCAGCGCTGGTTACGACGCGAACGACCATGTGCGCACCTGTAGTCCGAATGGCACGACCTTTCATGGCATCGCATTCGGCGGTGGTGGGTATTTTGAAATCGATATGTCGTTCCAGAATCCGACCACATCACAGACGGGCTCAGGTTGGCCGGCGTGGTGGGCCAACAATATCGAAGACGCTTTTCCCAACACTCCAGGATTTCTGCCGGAGGGCATCGGCATCGAGTATGACGCGGCCGAATTCCTCAACACCCAGCCTGGACCCGATGGCATCAATGCAGGAATAATCTTGTGGGACGCCACGGGCGATATGTGGACCTCGCTCGACAATGGCCAGCCCGGCGGCATGCTGCCGGTCCCGACCCTGACGCAGCGGCATAAATATGCGTGGCTCTGGGTGCCCGCGACGAGCACCACGCAGGGTTACATCAAGAACTACATCGACGGTGTGCAGCGCGGCAACACTTACACGTGGTCCAGATATGTCCAAAATCGTACTTGGGCACAAACTCGCGACATCGATCCATGGAGTCCGATGGATGCTTTGCGTTTCAAGCTAATGATCGGCACCAATAATGAGAACCCGCTCACCATACATACCGTGACCGTATGGCAGCGGAATGACAGCGCAAACCTACGTGCCGGCGTGCCTTTCCCGACATAAGCCATGGCACTGCTCTTCTCCGACACTTTCGGGTCCTTCAATTCAAACCTGTGGTTCCGCGACAGCTTCTATGACGGCACTGGTGATGCGTGGTGGACCAATGATCCAGCGCTAGTCGGGCAGGTCTATAATTACACTGGCGGGCGTCTCAATCAGAACCTCTTCGTGACGCCCGGCGGCTTCAACATCCCTTACCCTTACACTTCCGGTATCCAGGACAACTGGCAGTCGCCGAACCATTTCGAGCTGCCGTTCGGCTACTGGGAAGTAACGGTGGCGATGGACCAGCTACCGGGACTGCTGTACGCCTTCGAAACACAAGCGCATGATACGTGGCCGCCGGCTTTCTATGTCGCGCTGTGGACCGACAACAATAACGTCATGCACGCGACGCAGTCGGCATACGACTTTCCCGGCGACACTTTGATCGATATCACGAGTGATCAGGGCTGGGACATCCGGCAACTCCATAGCTACGGACTCGAAGTCACACCATCGGTGGTCCGCTTCTATCGGGATCGTTCGATAGTCTTTGAGATCGCAAATCCCGGCGGCATCTGGAATCAGGGCTTTGGGCTCTATAACCGGATGTATTGCCAGACGAATTTCGGGCCAGCGGCCGGCAACTTTATTCCAGATAACAGCTTACTGCCCAAGGGCGCACACGTCACTAACGTCTTGGCCTACGATGTATTCCCAGGCCAGGGCGTTCCGCCGCCTCCACCACCACCTCCGCCTACTCCGCCGCCGACGCCGCCACCACCCACTCCTCCGCCTCCTCCACCCAGCCCGACCGACCTGATCCAGTGGGAGAGCTTTTCGCTGATCTGGTCACCGCCGACGAACTTCCCTGCCTTCTTTCAGATGGCCGGCCGTTTCGATGGAAGCGCCGACGTGAGGGCGACGATCAGCGGACCGCAGAAGTGGATGACTGGCGGCAGATTCGACGCCGCTGCGGGCATAGCTGCTCAGCCCGTCTCGCTGCTCAGGGCTGGAGGTCTCTTCGCCGCGACGCCGACGATCCGTGCTGCCGTAGCCGGTGGCGCGGCTACGTGGCCGCTGGGTGGCTCGTTCAACGCTTCGGCTGGGATCGTAGGCAATCCTTCGCCGCGCGGCTCCACGTTCAACCTAGCCGGTCGCTGGAGTGCCACAGCGGGCATCATACCGTTTGGCGGTCAGTCGGTCGTGCGGGTAAGCAACTACACCCGAAACCCGCGACCAGAAAACATCACTCCCGGCACTCCCGGCGATCTGCCCGGAGACTGGGACCAGTGGTCCGACGATCTTGAGCGCACCATCGTCGGCACTGGCACCGAGAATCAAATCCCTTATGTCGATTTACGGTTCCAGAATGGCTTCTCTGCCGGCGGCGCGACCGGTATACAGTTCGATAACAACATACTCGCTTCACCGGGCATCACTTGGTCATTCGGGATGTTCCTCAAGCTTCAGGCTGGATCGTGGAACAATGTGCTCGACATGCGGATCGTGTTCTCCTCCGGAGCAGACGGTGCGGCTCTGGGTTTCTATGACGGGCCTGACATACCGCTGCCGCCGCTCGGTGGCTCTCTGTTCAACCGCTGGACCACGTTCGATGGCGTCAATATCGCCGATGATGGCATGCAGACGGTGCAGGCGGTTCTGAATATTATGAACCAAGAGGGGCCGGTGGACTTTACGATACGGATCGGCGGTATGCGCACGGAGCAGGCCGCTACAGCACACGGTCCGCAGTACATCGTTGTGCCGAAGATCGGCAACATACCCGAAGAAGGTGGCTTCACGCGTTACGTCTATTGAGGAGCCATCAATGGCCATTTTTCTGTTCGCCGATAATGCTCGATCGACGCTTGGCGCTGCGCTTTCTCTGGGCGGCTCACAGATCACGTTAGCCTCCGGGACTGGATCACTGTTTCCTAATCCTGCGCCGGGACAAGCGTTCGCGCTGACCTTAAATGATCAGGCGACACAGGCGAATTTTGAGGTGGTCTGGTGCACCGCGCGAGCTGGTGATGTGCTCACGGTGCAGCGCGCTCAAGAAGGCACCGCCGCGCGCTCTTGGCTGATCGGTGATTTTTGCTGGAACGGCGTCACTATGGGCCAGATGGGCAACATGGTGCAGACGCCGCACATGACCGATGCGTCGATCTCGCCGACATTTAACGTCACTGGAGTCACTGGCAATCTGACCGTACTTGGCAATACGAGCGTCGGAGGTGTTGGTTCGTTCAGTAATTCGGTCACCGTCACTGATCCGAACACTGCCACGGTTGCAGGACTTAACGTTCGTAGCACCGGAGCGAATGGTGCCGGCCTCGCGCTTTTCGGAAACACCGGTAGCAACCCGACGCCGAACAAATATATTCGTGCGCGGGATGGCGTTTTAGAGATCATCAATAGCAATTACCAGAATATTATTTTCCAAATGAATGACTTCGGCGACATCAGTGTCGTCCGAGGCATCACCGCCACTGGTAGCTTTAATGTCGCCGGGCCTATCAATTCCGGCGGGCCGCTCACGGGCACAGATACGGGTCTCGCTGGTCTGGCAATAAATCCAGGGCCGACCGGAGCGAATATCATACTTCGCGGTGCGCCGACCACGACAAGCAAATTCATCCGAGCGATCAATAATCGATTTGAGGTCGTCAACGCGGCTTACACGGCTGCTATATTCTCTATCGACGATGCCGGCAATGTTATCATGCCGGGCGCCACTATCGGTATATCGGGCCTGCTGAACGTCGGCGCCTCTATCGCCGCTGGCGGTCAGGTCACTGGAGCGACTCTTTCCTCCTTGAATGGCAACGTTACCGCGAACAATGGTCGATTGCGCGCCTCTCTTGGCGCATCGAATTCAGGCGATCCTAATGCGGCGACGTTGCTTGCGGATTTTCCCGGTGGCGCCAACGCGAACGGCTCGTGGCAGTTTGGGCCGAATGGATTTCTGCTACAGTGGGGAACTGGCGTAGCGACTGACACGGGCAATAACATCTTCTATGGCACCGCGTTCGCTACCCAAAATATAGCCGGGGCAGTAGCGGTGATTGCAAATGCGGGTTTCAATGGCAACACGGTGCAAGTGTTCCGCTGGGACCCGACTGGCTTCGCGGTGTGGGGCAATAATTTGGTCAATCCGCTACATCCGGCGCAGATAGGATTCTCTTGGATTGCTATGGGATTTTAGCATGGGATCGCACGTTTGGTCGCCGAAGCAGATGGGCTTTTATGCTGTTCTTCTTCAGGAACGGTATATTGCGACCAACACATGGCCATCCGATGCGGTCGAAATCACCGATCAGGTATGGGCAGAATTCGCCTACGCCAGCCCGCCGACCGGTAAGATGCTCGGTAGCGACCCGGTAACTGGTCAGCCGACATGGATTGATCGGCCGCCACCACCACCACCCACCTTGGCGCAGCAAGCTGATGCTATGCTGGCTGCTGGGATTGCGATCATCAGTGTGAGCAATCCTGGACTAGACGGCACCTATTCATGCAGTCTGGCTGCCAGCGCGGAGGAGACTGGATTGCTGTCGGCGATCAATGCGGGTCTTGAGCTACCAAACGGTGTGGCAACCCGTGTCGATACGTCAGGGCAGCCGCACGACTTCACGCCGGAAGAATTCAAGACTTATTGTCAAGCGAAGCTTACCTATCAGCAGGCACTTCAGACTATTTCCGGAACCAATCAGGGCACATTGCCTACACAGCCAACGGTGATACCATAGCTACATACGATCCATCCGTGTTTCTCTGCCGGACGGCGGAGCAAGCGCGCTCGATTATCCTCACGCCCGAGGCTGATCTAAACACCAATCAACGCTGGGACCGAGAGACCGCCTACCTGATCGATCGGATCGAATGGCGCGACGATGATAGGCTGATCATCGATTACGGTTGCGGCATCGGCCGGATGATGAAGCCATCTATTCCGACCGTGCTCGGTGTCGATATATCGCCGACCATGCGCGCACATGGTGTCGGTTACCTGCAAGATCGACATGATTGTGCTTTCGTCTCGCCGGAATGCATGCAACTGCTTATTGAGCGAGGATTGAGAGCGCAGGGCGCTATGGCGATCTGGTCTTTGCAGCACGTGCTTGATCCTGACGCAACGATCCGTTTGCTGTTCAATGCGCTAGTTGTTGGCTCATCGCTCTATGTGGTCAATCGCGACAATCGCTATGTGCCGGCGCGTAATGATGGCGACTTCACCTGGGTCAACGACGGTGTCGATATCGGCGAGCGTTTGGAGTCTGGTGGCTTCGTGTTGGTGCATGACGAGCCGATGCCGTTGACGCTGTGCGCTGAGGGCGCTTGGTTTAGGCGCTATGAGCGTTCGGCAATATAGGGAAGGGTGGCCATGATTGACGTAGTTAACCGGATCGCCGACGAACCTGATCCGACTTCGCGGTTCAAGATGCTAGTGCACGAGCTTCGACGTCACTTGCCGCAGGGAGTTCCGACAATCGACGCGGTGCTCGATGAATTGGACGAGAAGTCGGTATTCTTCACTTCAGCGATCGTCTCGGGCGGGCATGTGCACGAGATGTCGGTGACCTTCGATGGTATTGCGTCGGGAGGCATTGGATAGTGGATGCCATTTCTGAGCTTGTGCGTCCGACAATAAAGCCGTGGGCGGGTATCGCCCGCTGTGGAGGAGTGGGTGACAACCTGATGGCCGCTTCGGTGTTCCCGGCGCTGTCACGAACCCATCAGATCGACGTGCTGACCAACGATGCTGAGGGCGGGTTTTGGAGGCTGTACGAGAACAATCCGTGGATTTCCAAGATCACAAAGATCAAGGACAAGGACATCCCGACCGACTCGATGGAGAACTGGCAGAGCTTCTGGCACAAGCGCGCGCGCGAATACCACGTGTTCCACAATCTCTCGCATAGTTGCGAATGCCAACTCGCTTTCCCGCAGACACAGACCACATTCACCCGCTCGGCGAAGTGGCGTCGCAAGTATGGAGGGATGAATTACCTCGACGCGGTGGCGGAAATCGTCGATGTGAAGCCCGACTTCACTGAACCACTATTCTATCCGACCGAAGCTGAACACGAAAAGGCAATAGAGACCAAGAAGAAGGTCGGCGATCGTTGCATCGGATGGTGCATTGCCGGTTCGCGGCTAGACAAGTTTTACCCAAACAGCATGTATGTGGTGCAGCGCTTGATCCGCGAACTGGGTATTCCGGTGATCATGTTCGGCGCCAGTGAACGGGAGCAGCAAGTCGGCAAGGCCACGATGGAGCACATCGAACGAGCAAACGGCTCCATCGAAGGATTGCACACGGCATGGACAACCCGCACAGAGGACGGGAAGAGCATCGTTATCGAGTGGGACATTCGCCGTTCGCTGACGCAGCTCATTCACTGCGATTTAGTGATCGGCCCGGATACCGGTGCACTATGGTCAGTAGCATTCGAGCAAGTGCCGAAGATCGTCATGCTGTCGCACGCGTCCGTGGAGAATATCTCCAAGTATTGGCTGAACACCGTGTCGCTGCATGCCGACCAGAAGCGGGTGGATTGCTGGCCCTGTCACCAGCTCCACGACACGATCGAGTTCTGTCGGCCGAACAAGGGCAATGACGGCGCAGCGTGCATCAGCGATATCTCGCCTGAGCTTGTGGTCGAGGCGGCGAGGACGTTGCTCAATCAACCTTATGACATCGCGCCACTACGCCACCGTCTCGGTGCGAACGGCACCATTTTGCGCGAAAGTTTCGAGCAAGCGCCAGCTTTCGTCACCGCCTAATAGCTAAAGTCTGCGAAGTGCAGCGGCTCTCTGCCGCATAGCGACGCGCGTCCCTTTCACAACACGAGCCTAAAGGAGAGCCACCAGTGCCCGGCATCAACACGCCCAATGCAAATCTACTGCTGAACTTCGAACTTGGCGGAGCGGTGGTGACCGCGTCGTCGCCGGCGCAACGTGCGCTCGGTCTGGCGACCGGCACACCGGTGATCGGCACGTATGTCGAGATCGGCACCGGTAGCGGCTATTCACGGATCATCGCGACGTTCGGCTCGGCGTCAGGCGGTACGGCAAGCAATACGAACAATATGACGTTCGGCCCGTTCTCGGCCGCTTGTACGATCCAAGGCATGCATCTGTGGGATACCACAGCAGCGACGGCCGGGAATAATCTGCGCTTCGGCACGGTGACGGCAGCACGTGCGATCAGCTCCGGCGACAGTGTGATCTTTAACAGCGGATCGCTGTCTTGCACGCTGTCTTAGATTGGCGAGGGCGTCGATCCGAGGAGCGATTATGGCGCGACAGATCATCATCTTGAACCAGCCGGGCCTGCCATCTGATTTGCGCTACCGTGTGTGCTTCTGGCTCTCGGTGCCTCAGAGCAGATGGCCGTACTACGCTAACCCGGAATTCACGACTCAATTCCTTGGTGCCAGTGCGGCTGAGATAACTGCTTTGCAGCAAGGCCAAGTATGGGAGCAGGTCGAGGACGTTCCATTCCAGAAAGGCACTGGTATGGCTGCGATAGCCACGGCATTGGAGAAGCGCTATGCCGAGCTACAGGATTTCATCACCAATCAAAACCCGTGGAACCGATACGGGTCATACTACGACGGCACGTCGTGGACTCAGGTGACGGTGGCGTAAGATGGCCGTCACCAAAATCACCTATGGCACGAGCACATCGATCACATGCACGCTTGCCTCACTTGCCTCTTCGAGCACGGCCGGGCGAGGCTGTACGGCGGTCGATAATACCAGCAATCTGTACGATGATGCATTGCTGACGGTCTCGGTCAAGACCAGCGCCAGCGCCCTGGCAAACGACAAAGCCTGCTATATTCACATCTTCGGCTCGGAAGACGGCACGGTCTACAATGCAAGCTCTGGTGAATCGGTTGGCACTGACGGCGCGGTGACGTTGGCCTCGCCGTCCAATATGCGACCATTTGTCCTGTCCTGTCCCGCGTCAGCCACAACGTATCGTGCGGTAATATCGATTGCGTCGTTCTTTGGTGGGGTTATGCCGAGAAAGTGGGGCTTTGTTTTGCAGAACTACACCGGGCAAAATCTAGATTCCACAGAGGGAAACCATCAGAAGACTTATACCGGCGTAACCTATACGACTGTGTGACCCGTGTTTGGGATCAGAGCTAGCAAGCTGGCAGTCGCGCATGAGGGCGCCAGTATAAATTGGGCTGACGGTCTGACATCTCAGCTCTTGCATTGGTTTTCACTGAATGATGCTGGCGGCACAAAAGTGGTGGACCTTTGTGGTCGGTGCACGACGGCACCGACTTGGTCCGGCACGATAGGCAGGACCGGGAGCCGCTTCGGTCGGGCTTACGAGTTTTCGGTCTCTGAGTCGCGGATCAACACCAACTATTCCGTCAAACTACCGTTGAATGCGCTAACGGTGTCGGTGTGGATGCGGCCGAACTTCTCGCCGGCACACTGGACATTTCCCATCACGGCCAATGGCGGAGGCACTTCTTCCGATCAGTTCGCCATTAGCTATTCAGACAATGTGACTGGTGCGCCTAAATTTGAAATCAGCGACAGCTCAGGGACTTCGTTCGGCACGACTGATGGCTCGACTGCGATGGTCGAGCAAACTTGGAACAACGTTGTCGGTGTTTTTGATGGTGCGACCGTTTCGGTTTGGCTGAACGGTGTGCAGGGTGCCAGCGCGGCTGCCGTCACGACGGTCAATAATAGCCAGCCCACGCAACCGCTGATCATTGGCGATAACAGCATCTCCAATGCGTGGCACGCGGGCGGAATGGCTCATCTAGGCATTTGGAACCGTGCGCTAAAAGAAAGCGAGATCAAACGTCTATATATCGATCCGTTAGCGCCGCTGTGGCTACCTGGGCGGGTGATTCCAATCTACGTGCCGTCCGGCACGGCTTACACGGTCGCCGGCAGCATGGATGCGCTTGCAGCGACGGCGGGCTGGCTGACATTGCGCGCGGCGGCTGGTGCCGGACCGGGCGCCTTAGCCGGCATTAGAAGCTACGCGAATCTAAGAGCGCTGACGGCAGGCCGCCTGGATGCGACTGCTGACGCTGCCGCCAACCCGATGCGAGTCACTTTCGCCGCGGCTCGTATGGATGCAGCGGCGGCGATCTCCGTCAATGATGTAGACCTCCGTGCTGTAGCCGGCGGGCAGCTTGATGTTACGGCCGGGCTGAGCAGTCTTGCCAACATCCGAGCGACACTTGCTGCCACGGCAGCGGCGAGCACCGCAGTCAGCGCCAATCCGATGCGCGTCACCTATGGCGCGGCTACGCTCAATGCCTCGGCAGGATTTTCGGTCGCTGACGTTGATCTGTGGGCCACGATGGCCGGTCGCTTTGACAGCGCCGCGTCCGTAGCTCTTGCAGCACCGATCCTTAGAGCTGTCACCAGCGGGCGGATGGACGCGACTGCCGGAATGGCCGCCGCTGCGCGGCTCTGGGCGGTCCTGGGCGGCACGTTCCCTGGTGTCGCTAGTTATGCTGGTGATGCGCTCCGGGTGACCTATGCGAGCGCCCAGCTCGACGCATTGGCAGGGTTCTCCGCGCGCGCCAATCAGTGGATGGTCATGGCCGGGCGCACCGACGCGCTCGCTGGCATATCGACCGGGACAGTCAACGCGAGACTGGTCTTCGCCGGTCGGTTCGACGCACTCGCCGGCATCGCTGGGCAGACGACGGGCGTCACGTTCTGGACTGCTGCGGGAAGGTTCGACGCGGTCGCTTCCGTAGCTGCTGCTGCTGCGGCTAGGATGGCCGCTGGCGGCTCCTTCCAGGCGGTCGCTGGTCAAGTAGCTGCTCCGGTCTACCTACTGCGGGCAGCCGCCCAGCTCGCGGCATCAGCGGGTTTCTCGTCCGCTCCTATGCGGGTCACCTTCGCGGGCGGTTCGCTGGATGCAGTGACCTCGACCACCATAAGCGGCCCAGCGCTGCTCGCCGATCTGGGCAGCGTCTCGCTCGATATCGAAGCAGGTCTGACGCTTGGCCGGGTCGTGCTGCTCCAGAGCCTCACGGGACAGCTCGACGCCGTCGCGACACTGGATGCGACCTACAGCTTGCTGGTGCCTCTCACTGGCACCTTCGACGCTGCTGCCGACTTCTACATGCTCGAAGGCAGGATGATCTTCCTGTCCGGTTCGTTCGACGCTGAGGCCGGCTTCGCTATGCATTGGAAGCGGATCGTCGCTGAAGGCACACTGTTGTCGCCGGGCAATCTCGGTGTCACTGTTTCCAGCTCGATCCATGGTGTGCGCTTGCCACCGCCGACTAGAGGGGTAGCGGTATGAGCGTAATTCGTGCCGGATGTAGCGGCAGCGCGTGCTACGGTAACAGTCCGCCTCCCACTATGCCGCCGATGCGCGCCGGTGAGCTAGACGGCAGATATATCGACTTCCGCCAAGACCTCGGCACGATCGAAGACCAAATATCGTCGGTCAACGACGTGACGATCGCCATCAAGCGCCGCGACGGGTTTCCGATGACGGTCGATGATCTGGCGCTAGCCGGCACCAACGGCGACATGGAACTGGACGCGACCAATCTGATTCTGACCTTCTGGCTCAATGCTCCTTCGGCCTCAGGCGGATCAAAGTATCGTCTCACGGTGACGATCGACACCACGATGCAAGGTCGCTTGCGGGTCCGCGACGTGAATATGGATGTGCTGTCGCTGATGGGCTAAGGTCGCGGCTGGCTTTGTCCCACTGCGCTAGCCATTCCAACCCGCGGGCCTCGACATACGGATAAGGGCACGCGCTACGCGGCAATCCTTGCCGAAAGGCGTCAGCGCCGCTGATCGCACCATGGGCAATTCCGTTCATCGATATGGCCTAATTTAATCTGAGGAATTCGCAGATAAGACTGTAGACCAGACAGATGGCGACGCCTATTCCCAACCCGATAAGTAAATCCGCGATGCTTATCGTTTCGTAGCAGTTCATTTATGCCTCCAGGGAAATGCCCCACTCTCGGTGCTTCTGCTCGATGCGGCTGATCTCTTCCGGGGAAAGGTGCGCGTAGTAGGGCTGCGGCACTCCGGGCGGAGTGATGATCACTCTGGTCCGATGGTTATTTATCTTCTTCCAGACCTTACCGGGCTTCTTATAAAGAAGCGGTGTCGCTGGGTAGCTCGGCAACTTGGACTGAGCGATCCACGCCTCCAGCTCCTCTCGCGCTCGACGCTGGCACTCAGGACAGTTCGAACTCTGAAGCCAATACTTCGTTTGCTGACGTAGGGTCGCAGCATCGTTGTATCGAACGGTGGACGCCACACGCGGCAAGTAACAGCACTTTGGGTCGGCTATCGCTAGTTCCTTTATATCCTGACCACAATAAGTCTTGTTGCCGGCCGCTTGGATGTGGATCGTAGACCCTACATCCGGCATCCACACCAGAAGATCTGCTTGTTGAATTCTAGTGCTCGTTCCAATTGGCCAGTTCATGAGTTTCCTCCGGGGTGAGCGGCGGCTTATGCCGCCACCCGATATTGCCGCTCGGCCCACCGATCCAGCGCTGCCATCTCGCGGTGATATTCTGCTTCGGTCAGCTCGCCAGCCATGTAACGGCGGTCCAGTGAGTTGGTCTTGGCTTCTACGATCCGTTCGATACGGTCTTCGGTCATGAGGTCTGCATGCCTTTCACTCCTACCGACATCGGCGAGATGCTTCAGCGCGTGGCCGGGCGCTTCGAGGATATCCGCGACCAGCTAGGCTCCCTCCCGGATGTCAGTGACACAGTGCATAGCACACTCAGCTCGTCGATCGAAGAGCTGCGGCAGAACGCCCGTGCATTCGCGTCGTCTCCCGACAAGACCGAGACGCTTCAGCGAATCGTGCGGGATGCTAATATCGTGCTCGACATACTCAGCGCGCTGCCTCTGCCGCCTGCACTGCGGATTGCGTTCCGGATTGCGCAAATCCTTCAGCCGTCGTTAGAACGTGCTGCCGCGATGATCGCCGAAGAACAGTCAGCAAGCGAGAAAACATGATTCTGATAGTTCCCGACTTCCTTTCGACCGATAAATGCGCCGAGCTGATCACTATAATGAACTACACGGCCGGTCTCGGCGTCGGCCAAAAATGGGCGCACCGACACGAAATCCATGCTTGGGAAATGCCGCCGGAAGCGCGTGTGTTGATCCATGACTTTCGGCAACGCGCAACCGAGCTAATGAACCGGTACTTCGATTCCGGTGTGGCGATGGAATACTGCGTGATGAACACCAACCTCGCGGGCGATTCCATCGTGCCTCACTGCGACAATTGCGCTGATGATGGCGGGCCGAACCATACGCCGTGGCGGACGCACACGTGCAATCTATACTTCGGTGGCGACTATTCAGGCGGCATGTTCTCTTTCCCTGATCTGGATATCGAGCTTAGGCCGCAACCGGGCACGCTGCTCGCGTTTCCTGCCGGTCGAGGCTTTAGGCACATGGTTGATCCGATTGAGAGCGGCGCTCGATACTCGGCGCTGACTTGGTTCACTAGCGACCCGGCTCGCTTCATGCGGTCGCTATATTAGCTCGATCCTCTAACCATTTTCTGTGTTCTCGGCACACCCAGACCTCTTTCTTGCAGAAAGGTGGTCCGTAGCCGAAGCGAGGATACGTGGTGCAGCCGTAATACTCACACTTACGTTGGTGATCGCCTCCGGCGGAGCCAGCTTGACGGACGACGCTCGACGAGTCCGATGCGAGTGCTCCTCGCCGAGCATGCTTCCACCGGAGGGTCACCTTTGGGCCTCACTCCCAGAGATCTTGGCCCGCAGCTCAATCATGTGGATTGTCTACCGCCCTTCCGAGCGCATCGGGAGGGCTTTTCTTTTGTCTCGCACTCATGGCTCATCACTCTCCCATGCGGCAACATTAGGCACGCGACGCCACCACAGTTCTCCCGTCTGTTCACATTGCCATAGTTGCTCCAGGATTGGACGTTCCGCTCTGTTCGTCGGAGGCGAACGCCAGCGCATTTCAACGCGGGGATGCCACGCCTTCTTGGTGATCTGGTTTTCACGATCAGACATTCAAAGCTTTCCTTCCATCCAAAGCAGAAGGAACGTTGTCCCTATCATGGTTATCATTGGCACGACGGCTGGCCGCAGGACACACAGCCATAGGGGAGGAGGGCGCATCGCTTCTATCTGCTTGTCGGTCATTGGGTTCGTGGTCGGGTGATTTTCACTCATGAGGCGGCATCTCCGGGAATGGCATCCAGTAGACCGGCTTAAACCCGTGCTCGATCAGGTTCACATAGTCTGACTTTGGCGCTTCGTGAAGTTTCCAGAATGGATGTGACCACAGAATGACGCCATCGTTTTGCACACAGCCGCAGAACCTTTGATAAAGGAACTTGTCCATCTCTGGCTCCCAGTATTTTGCGAGCACATCGAAAACAGCCTCGCCTCCTAGGGTGTCTATGGACCGCCAGTCGGTGGTATCGGAATCAGCCATTTATGATCTTCCTCATTCTGCTGCTTGCATAGCTTTCGCTGAATGCACCACATCGGGTCTTTGCACGCCGTGTCGCACGGTAGCCCGCTCCGAGATCGGTGATCTCGAAATTGACCGCAGTATATTGGGCCGAAATACCATCTGACGGTGTCCGGCTCGTTCTCTAGCCTCTGCTGTTCATTCCACGGCTGTGGATCGATTGACGGTCGGAATGCGGCAGCGTGAGGCCCGATCTGCCGATGCTCACCAGACTTTAGCTCCGTCCATGGTTCCAGCACTTTCCAACCAACGAGCCTCAATTCATGGACGAGACATCGGTTAGTCTCTCCGCAATGTTGCGGTATCGGACAAGGCCGGCCGGAATATTCCCAGCAACCAGTCGTGGTTGCTTTATCGCTCATCTGATTTGCACTCCCGCACCCGCGCTGCCAGCCACTCAGCCAACTCCACTGTCTCGTCCCACGAGAGCCAAGTCGTATCGCCAGAAAGCTCAACAAGCGCTCCCACTTTTGGCTCAAAGCCAATCTGCAACCCGTATAGCGTCAGGCTCTCTACTGGTTCGATTGCGGTCGTCTGGTCTTTGCTCATGCCGATTTACACTCCCATAGGTCGCCCTGCAGCGTGAGGGCGTGCATTCGTTCGCAGGCGATGCTGTAGTAGCCTGGATCAACCTCGATCCCGACAAATCTCCTGCCCATCTTTACAGCGGCCTCTCCACAACTAGCGCTGCCCATGAATGGATCGCAGACGTTTCCTGCGGGCAGCTTCCGCAAGAGCATGGCAAGCAGTCCCACCGGCTTCTCGTTCGGATGCCGCCGTCCGTTCTTTGCCATGCTCTGAACTGGTGGATGGTAGAGCGTCGAGCCGCAGTCGCGCTTTCCTGCAAAGCCCCGTCCGATCACATAGATTTCCTCGGTGCTCGGCTTCCATGGCAGGCTCAGATCGCCCATGCCGAGCGCCGACCCCTTTTCCCAGGTCAGCGTCATCTTAGTGCCGTGCGGTAACGGCGCCTTACGTGAGCCAAATACCAGCTTGGGCATCTCTGCCGGGAACAGCGACAGAGCGGCATTCCGCATTGCCACGTCTTCGTCACCGCGAATTGCATCCTCGGTCCAGAGTGTATCAGTCCGATAGCCTGACCTGTAATCGATCCCGAATGGCGGGTCTGTCAGCACGCATGAGATACCGCTAAGCGTTGGGATAATCTCCCGGCAGTCGCCCAAGATCAGCGTGGCCGCGCCGAACGTCTCAATGTGAGGCATCGGCGCTCACGGTCGTCTGGTTGCTCATCGGCTGTTCTCCCAAGCGTGCTGTAGGGTTTCGAAAGCGGCGTTCGCGCTGTCGTTCTCAATCTCCATCATCGCGCGCCATATGGCGGCTCGAAGTATCGCTGCCCGGTTATCTTCCGATCCATGAGGCCGCAGCAGCCCACGATACTTCTCGGGATGCCGAAGCATATCAGCCGCAAGCTCCTCGGCCGGACGATATCCAGCCGTGGTTGGATTATTGCTCATGCTGATATCCACTTCTGCAAAGCGTGGCGCACGTCCAGAGCGCGAATAGCAACGACGCACAAGCCAATAGCGGCATTGTGCTCCTTAGCAAGCGCTCGCCGCTCAATCATGCAGCGGTCAATGGCATCAGCCTTCCCAGCCTCATAGCCGGCTCGAAATATGGCGTCCGCTGCTGGACCGGGCACCATGATCTCGGAACGCGCGCGCTGATCTTCACTCGGCATCCGAAAACCTGCCGGCCGCTCTGATTTCAGCAATGAGAGAGCACACCATCATCGGCCAGTTGATTTGACCTCCGACGACATGAGGAAAAGACTTTATAGCCGCCTTCTCCCATAACTCCATCACTTCATGGGTAATTGGCACTACTTCTGGCTGTTCGGTGGTCTGAGACATGTTTCCCACTCGCTCACCTCCGCTTTGGGGAGGTAGGGCTGGGCCAAGGTAAAACCAGCCTGCATTTGGCTTGCCGGGTGCGGACTTATAATGCCAAGGCGTTCCTATCCAGAACTCGTGCAGTCGGTTCCATTCCCACACAATAGGCTTGTCGTCACAGAATTGTATCCAATGAAACTCATGCCCGACATACTCGGGTGGAGGCTTGTTCATCAATCCGGTCGCTTGCCGAGGCAAGGTTTCAGTCTTTCCACGGGCGCGCGCCGCGTCGCGGAAGGTGCACCACGTCGGCATCGCTCGTTCATTCCGACTTTATCGGGAGGCATCCATATTGCCATGTGACTCCGAGCGTAGCTCCCGTGCGAAGGTTTTCACTTCATCCCTCAGTCGATTGCTGCCGCGCCGGATGACGGCGTGTATCGGGGACTGGTCCGCACTCCGGACGCCAAAAAGGATTGTCTCGGCACCCGAAACGACAGTCGTCATGCTGCTGGCTGATGTCTCGAACTCCGCCACAAGATCGCCCGACCGCGTCGCGGCAATATGCGGCTCCGTTGGCAACAGGTCGGCTACGTTGCGAAAGAAACTGATAGCCGCGTCGGCCGCATAACGGTTCAGCCACTCCGTGGACTCTTCGAGGTCGTCGGGTCGGATCGATGCGCGAATACGCGCTTCGAGGGTAGCCAGCCAGGCATTTGCGGTAGTCAGCACCGGCGTGTAGGAATTGATCCGCACATCATTTAAGCGAGCAATTTCGACTTGCGTAGCTACGAGCCGCGCAAGGTTATGATCCATCGCTTGGTATAGATGAGTCAGGAGATTACTCGTCGTCATGGTGGTCGAATGGTTGACCATTTGCACTCTCCTGCCCCTGATCCGCGAGGCGCCGGTTACGCAATCGGGGTTGGGTTGCTACTCCATCCGAGCCACCTGACAAGCGCGGATGGACTCGATAAGATCGGACGACTGGGTGACGTTCCCATCTTCGTCTAAGACCTCGATCACGCCACGCTCAAAGCAGATCGTCACGCACTCAGCAACTGGGCCAGTGTATTCCGGCGCTGGCTGAAGGCCGTATAGGTGCATGGTGAATGTGTCTGCCACACTCCACCCGGTCGCCTTGCCTATCTTGCGACCGCAAACGATCCAGTCCATCAAATAATCCATATTCCGCTCCGGGGTAGTATTTAGGCTATTTCGAGCGCAGCGCGCAGGGATGCTTTAGCCTCTTCGCCCGCGCAGTTCATGCATAGCTTCGTCATGCCGAAGCCTCCCGCGTAATATGGGTCGCACTCGCTTTCCGCATAATGATCGCCAACCTTGATCGTCGTCTGACAATGTCGGAAGTCATTGCACGAGACCACTTTCCGTGCGCGGCGGATCATGTGCCCATCCAGCCATCCGCCCTTGATCTCGATTGCCATGTTCCGCTCCGGGGTTAGTGCCTGTCTTTCATTGCGTCTTTGACCGAAGCATAGGTCTTCGCTTTTGGCTTCTTGGCCTTTTCTTCTTCAGCGAGACGATTGGCTTCACGGGTCCTCTGCTGTTTATAGGCCGGAGAGCGTGGTGCATGACCAGAGGTTCCGTGTTTATGCGAGCCCATACCTCCTCTACCCTGCTGTGCCACGAGATCCTCCACCGGGGTGAAAGTTACGCTTCGACCGGCGCGATCCGGTCGCTTTGTCCCGGCCATGCGCCGCGCAAATCAGCATGGCTACGACCGGGATAAGCGCGCTAAACAATTGCGGTGGCTAGGACCTTCATCTCGGAAGCTGCTCGTTCTTCTTCTTCGCTAGGAGATCGACGCGATCGAACATCGCCTTATTAGTCTTGCGCCATCCTCCCATAGTCTGGCGCACTCGCGGATCACTGACCCAGTTATTAAAAGCCCTCCTGCCATCCGCATCGATACTCAGACTGTTCAGATCAGAGATAAAGCCATCGGCGACCATCTCGTCGTGCTCTGGCGTTCCTGGCTTCGGCGGCTCGGCACTGACTGTCTGCGCTGGCTCTGGCTCTTCAGCGGGAGTTTTCGTATCGCCGCGCATGAGCTTCGCGGCCTCTGGGTCGCGCATAGCCGCATGCAATGCTTTGGTGTTAGCATCCTGGAATTGATTAACCAGACCATCGTCGAGGCCACGGCTGTATTCAAGGAAGTCCTCGATGAACGCAGCAGGATCGCCATACTTAGCGCCGCCGAGGATTTCGCCAAACTCGTCCACTAAGTAGTAATCGAAGCCGGTATCGACCGGCGCATCCTCTTCTTCGATGGGACTTGGAGCTACTTGCTCAGGTTCGGCCTCTACTTGGGGTTCGACCTCTGCCTTACGCGCGCGCCTCTGCCGTGTCTTTGGTTGCACGAGTGGCTCGACAGGAGAAGTATGGTCTTCGTCCTCCGGGATATCGATAATGATCGGGCCTTCCTCGGGAAGCACGTCGCCGTCAATGATCGGACTGAAGTCCATCGCCTTGCCGCCCTCTTGCGCGCTTTCGATCTCAGCGCCCTGACGTAGTTCTGGACACTTCGGTAGCAGGTGAGCGAGGCGGATGATCGCCGTCTTCACGCCCATCCTGCGAGCATGCTTGATCCAGGGCGCCTCGCTGTAGGCCGGCGGAATGCGCCAGCCCTTATCCTTGGCATGATTGTAAGCGGCCATAGCGGCTCGATATCCGGCGCTCATGTCGCGGATCGACAGCACTTCATTCCACGACATTACCTCGAACTCTTCATGGCCGGTCGTGAACTCAGCTCGCGCCCAGCATGCGATCGGGTCCACGTCAGCTCGCCAAGCTCCCATGTTTTGCTTGTGACGGATGAACTGCCCGCTGCCCTTCATAAAATCGAAATCGTCATCCGGCAGCACACAGGCAGCGGAGAAGCCGGTAACGAAGCCGGACCGATGCGCTAGTTCGATGTAGCCGGGATACCCGATAACGATCTGTAGATCGTAGTGATCGATGCGCCGATTGTCGCCGTATCCCTTGTATCGCGCAAACGGGATCATGTGCGCGAGACCCTGCATAGTGCCGGGAGGGAGGCCGAGATAGGACAGTTGCACGAACGCGCCGAGCACTTGCTTGACGGGACATTCCCGTAGCTCTGGCGTGCGTCCGGCAGCGTTAATGAAAGCGTGCAACATGGTGTCCGGGTTCATGTGCTTGGGAAGCGTGCCGGCGATGCGCTCTTTCAGCTCCTTGGTTTGAAAAGCCTCACCGAGTGTCTTGCAGTCGCGGAGCAGCTTCGTCGAAGACTGGGTCGGAAGCTGTGAAACGTTGTCGCTCATTGCTGTTCCTATGTGACGTTGGGTTTCTTTATGCGACATCACCGCGAGATCGATGCCACACCTCTAAAGCATCGGCGTGCTTTGCTAGGGCATTTGATACCCTGCGCATTCGCTTGACGTTGTAATTAACATCAGCATTAGTCAAGTGATCACGTAATGCATAGATCGGCTCGGCGTTTTCAAGCGGTACACGCGGATAGCGTTCTTGCAATGTCTCTGGGAATAAATCGTCATCTTCGTTGGCGGCTTCTATTGGATCATGCTTGCGTAAGCGGCCTCGCACGATCTGCCGCAATTGGCCATGTGCCAGTTCGTATACATCCGCATCAGATAACGCTTTTGGGCTGTTTGGTCCAAATCCAAGGCGAACCATGACCTCGGTGGCGACCCATGCTGGACTCAGATCGATCGTCTTTTTCGACACCTCGATCACGATATCGATGTGCTGTTCGTAGTTCTTCATTTTATTCTCCCTAGCCATTCGGCGATCTTTGGAGCCAATTCACGAACCGTCTCTTGCATGTGCGGTAGCATTCCATCGACGACAGTATTAGGATCACGATCTAGAAGATGATGCTCACGCTGAAAATCCTGCAATCTTCCCCACAGCCACAGCGCGCCGTCATCCACCACATTCTTTGGCTTTTCGCGACTTGCAGCAATGATACCGGATGCGGATGGCATGGAGCCGGTACGTAGTTCCTGTTCAAACAAACACTCCGGCACATCAGCGAGACGCTGAGCGCGAGATGACTCGTTGTAGCTAATGCCCAAGCCCGCTAAAGTCGTTTCGCCTAATGCCCTATCCGCCTGTGAGGGCATTCCAGCGCGCCCCACTCCAGGCTGGGCGCTTCCTTTTGCCTTCTCCATCTCCCGCAGTAATTCGCCCAGCCGCCTCTCTGCCCGCAATCTGATTTCACAAGCCTGCCGCTCAGCTTCCGTGTTATGCGCCATACGTTGATACTGCTGGATCGCTGTCGCTTGATTCTTCATTTCGCGGACTTCATCTATCGAGTAAGCCGCCGCGATCGCCCGGCACATCTCATCGTAACGAATGGTCTGGCTCTGCTCGCGAAATGGAATGATGTTTTGTGACATTAGCGAACTCCTAAACTACGTTCCGTTACCCAGGAAATGCCCGGTATCATGGCCACTGGTTTGCCGAGCTTGTCGCGCGTCTTCATGGCCTCGCGTATCTTAGCAGAATCGATCGTGAGATACTTGCGCGGCACGCTTTCGATGTCGGTGACTTCCCAGGTCCATGTCTGTCTGATTGATGCCAGTGTGCCGTAAACGCCTCTAGTCTGCGATCTTTCCGCAGGCTTGGCCATGGTATCCCGCTTGGCGCGCGCCGCATTCATTAAGGCAATATCCGCCTCCTCGCTGAATGCGTCATTCTTGACCGCCTGGGCGGCGGCCTCTTCGGAACGACGCGCTTCCTCTTCGCGTTGCCTGCGCTCGATTGCGTCCTTGCGGGCAGAGTAGTTGAAGACGATCTTGCTGACAGGGTCCATAGCGCGTGCAAGAATACCGAGGAAATTAGCCTTCCAGGCATCGACGGTTTTGCCGCCCTGTAGGTATGGAGCTTTCTCGCGGGTATGCAGCGCTTCGGCTGATTTCACCAGTGCCTTAGCCATCCCGAGATTATCGATAAATCTGCCGGCTGTTTCATCGTCACCATCTGCAATCATGGGATGCGCCCGCGCCATCTCGCGCAGGGCCTCGACGAGGTCGTCGCTGCGCTTCACCAGTTCTTCTGCCTGATAATCCAGCCATGCGCGGATTTCTTCAGGGGTGAGCGGACGAGGTGGCTTCGGAATATTTTCGCTCATTATGTGCTCCTCTGTGGTAGGAAGGGTGGTAGCCTCATGCGCTTAATCGGCTCCTCCGGCGACAATGTAGGATGGTAGTCCAGTCGCCTCTCGGCGATCTCCTTCTCTGCCCAGCGCTTTACGTCGAGGCACCAATCGTAAACCGATTTATCGACGATCAGACCGTAGTGCCAGACGCGCGGCACGCTCTCGGCGTAAGCGGGATCGTCATGCCACGGGAACTCTCTTTCATCGACGATTGCCCGCCATCCCTCTATGGGAGAATACTGAATCTTAGCCGGCACGGACCAACCGCGGCGGCACAGACGGAGACGGAAATGCCCTGCCCTAGGAGGCCAGACATCTCGTTGTTGATTACCGCGAAAGCGCATAAATTATTTACGCGCGATTCGCGCGAGTCGCAATAGCGATAATTATATGCCCAGACAATCGACGATAGGTCATGTGTTGCGCAGGTGGCCCAGCGTGGCGGCGCTTGCTCGTGATTTAGGTATTTCCTACTGGACGGTCGTTGCTTGGAGCAATAGAAACAGAATACCGATTTATTGGCGATCCTTGGTGCTTCAGTCTGCCGCGAGACGTGGGATTAAGCTCTCCAAGGGAGCACTGGATCGGCTAACGAATGATAGGACAAAACATGAGTGGAACAAATCAGACCAGGGCACGGGAAGCAACGGGATGGATGCAGCGTATTCAGATTCAGCAGCGTCGAGCCGACGAAGAGAACGGCGTGCTGCGCAATCTGTACAAGCAGGCCAAGGCGGCGGGCGAGAATGTAGCGCAGATGCGTCGGGCAATCGCCGCGACTAAGCAGGACTCAACGACTGTGATCACGGACGAGCGTGATCTTCTCTTCTATATGCGCTTGCGCAATATCCCAGTGACGGCCGATGCGATCTTCACATTCGAGGTCGAAGCTGGCACTGAGGAGGACCAGCTTTGGGACGCACAGCAAGCGGGATACGAGGCTGGCCGCGCGGGTGTGCCGACCGAAGATTGCCCACATGAGCCGGGCACTGAGCGGTATGCTGAGTGGCATTCTGGATGGCGCGAAGGACAGCATGCTCTCGGCCGTGGACTGGGTCCCAACACCAGGGCGGCGGATAGCTCGCGGCGGAGGCCGGAGCGAGCGCCTACGACAGTCAATCCTTCTGCTCCAGCTCTACTGCCTTACGAAGAGGACGACGAAGAGCCTCAGATGACCGCGCCGGCTAAGCGGAAGCGCAAGATGTCCGGGAAGCCACGCAAGCCTCGGGCAGACAAAGGAATCAAGCGTGGCCGACGCAATGGCCCGGTGGTGGCTGAGGACGGGGTAGCGGTCTACTAGATGCGCATGCCAGTGGGCGGCACGCTTGCCCTGGACCCAGCCGGCGACACAGGCTGGTGCTACGGCAATCCTCACGGCAACGAGCCGCCCTACTTCGGCACATGGAGGCTGAACAAGGAATCTGAGGGAGCGCGATATGCGAGCTTCCGCAACGAGCTGGTCGCGTTCCTGAAGGCAAATCTACCGGATCACGTGGTCCAGGAGAGCACGCTCAATCTGCCGGCAATGAATAATTACTTTGCCGCGTCCCAAGCGTTCGCGCTTCGTGGGATCGTTATCGAGGAGACGTGGCGCGGTGTCGATCTGCCGAACGGAAAAATTCATCCGATCGGTAGAAGCTCGATCGATTGTCACACTGTCCGCAAGGAGATCATGGGTATGACGCGGCTGCGATCTAAGGACAAGCCGCGTGAGGTGGTGATGTTCTGCCGTAAGATATTGAAACTGAACGTCATTGACCACAACGCGGCGGACGCGGTGCTAATCTGGATGTGGCACCGGGCGCGATTACGTCATGCTCCCGGATCGCTCTGGGTAAGGGACGCGGCGGACTAGTAATTTGCAGAAAGCGCAATTTGCTATAATAATGCGATATGCCCCGGACTGATCATCCGAGGCATATCTGGAAGGCGGCACGCTTCGTGAATGATGTTCGATTGGAGCGGACGGAGTGGCGCGATCAAGAGCTTAGCGCGCGGCATCGGCAGTGGGGATTCAATTGCCCTGCTGTCGATGTGGACTTTCTGATGATTGAATACAATCATGCCAAGCCGGTCGCGCTAATAGATTACAAGCATTTCAAGGCAATCGCACTGAGGCGCCATGAAAGATCAATGGTCGCCATTACTGAATTGGCCAACAGAGCGTCATTGCCTTTTCTTGTCGCTTACTATTGGCCAGATATCTGGGCCTTCCGCGTCTATACGATGAACGATCGTGCCCAGAAGTATTTCACCGACGCCGAACTACTAAGCGAGCGAGATTACGTCGAACGACTTTATGCACTGCGATCTATGGTCCTGGTCGAAGTCCTAGAGGAGGGCGTTCTATTGAATACCGCGCTTCCCGGCCGATGACCTCTGAAGCTGTCCGCCAGGAGATAATCCTCAGCCTGGGATGCTGCGTTCCAGCCTGCTGGCGGGAGCCTGAGCGTCACCATGTCCGCACGGCAGCCAACTCTGGCATGGGCATGAAACCATCCGACAAGTGGATCGTGCCCATGTGCCACATGCACCACATGGAGGGACACAAGATCGGCTGGCAGAGGTTCGAGAAGCGCTACCGGATCAGTCTCGTTGAGATCGCCAAGGAACTAGCTCAGATCGACAGGGATATGCCATGACGCTGGATCAGTTCGCTACTGCCTTCGCTGCCCGCCGCTGCTCAAGTTGCGGCAGAGCTGGAGTCGTCTCGGTTTGCCCGGGCACTAATCCTTACCGCCCTATGGGACCGGAAACGCTTCCTTTAAGCGGCGGATCATCAGATCACAACACGTGCTTGAAATGTCTTGTTGTTTGCACAGCCTCGTGAGCTGTCATAGTATGTGTTTTCTCTGAAAAGAAGAGAGGGCCGCCTTGGTAACGGACGACCCTCTAAGTGATTGCCATGTTCTCGCAATAGCACGTGAGACATGGCAGCTTCCGGGCCGAAACGCAATGGGAGAAATGTCATGTTCTCGAATTATTCACGTAATTCTGAAAATATCGCCGACGACTTCGATCATGCCCGGCACATCATGCTCTGGACGCTCGGCGCGGCGATCGAAGCAGGAGCCATTCCCGCTGATCTTCTGATCGAGGAAATAGAGGCCACCGCCTCGGCGATGCGACAAATGATCTCCCTCAAGGGAGGCCGGGCATGAGCTGTCCTCACGTCGTTTGGGCATTGCGTCAACGTGGCCTTTCAGCCTCAGAGCGCGTCGTCCTGATTTACCTCGCCGACAAGGCGAACGGCTCTATGATCTGTTGGCCGTCTATATCGACCATTTCCGTCGAGACGGAATTGTGCCAGCGAACTGTCCATAGTGCGGTACACAGACTAGCCGAAGCCAAACTAATTCGTATCGAAGCGCGTAAGCGACAGGTGCACCACTACCACATTCTGCGACCGGCAGACCCTCCCAAGACTGAAAAATCCGCAGATCAAACGGTGCAAGATTTGCAGCGTGATATGCAAGATTTGCAGGCAGCAAAGGTGCAAGATTCGCAGCATGATATGCAAGATTTGCAGACAGCAACCTCGTCTGAACCTGCAAATTCTGCAAACTTTACCTGCAAAACACTGCAATTCGAACCTGCAAACTTTGCAGAGAATCCCCCTAAGAAAGAATCCCCCAAGGACTCCCAAGAGAGAGAGTCCTCACTTCGTTCGGACTCCGCGCGCGCACGCGCACGCGCACGCGAGACGGAATTGCCTGACGATTGGGTTCCCACTGTCAAGCACATCGCCCTGGCCAAATCGCTCGGCTTCGACGAACGCGGCTTCAATCTCGAAGTGGATAAAATGCGAAGCTGGGCGGAGGCCAAGGGAGCAAAATGCATTCGTTGGGATTCCCGATTTAGGATCTGGCTGATCACGGCCAGCGAGCGGCTGCCACGAAAGCCGAACGGCCACGATTTATTCGCGGATGTGGGACAGAGGGTCGCGCTGTGAACGGCGATATTCTCGGTCAGCTCCTAGACCACGGCATCAGGGTTCGCCGCCTATTGCTGGGAGCGTGGAGCGAGCAAATAATTTGCCCGCGCTGTGGTGGCGGGTCTCACCGGGAGAAGTCGCTTTCGGTCAAGCTCGACGAGGACGGACAGGGCGCGGTATGGATTTGTCATCGCGGTACGTGTGGCTGGAAAGACAGTATCCGCGCAAATAGCGATTTCCCGAGGACACGATCCTCGGCGTCGAAGGAAAAGGTTTTGCCTGAGCATACCTACTGGGACACGACCAATCAGCCTGACTGGCTTTACGAATTCTTTGCTGAGCGGCACATTGGCAAGGTCACGGTCGATCGATTCGGTGTCTACGCTATGAACCGCACTTTCCCTGGTCTAGGGCAACGGCCAGCGATCGTGTTCCCGTATCGCTTTCGCGGCGAGGACGTGGCCCGAAAATATCGTCCGTATCCCGAGAAGCAGCCGCAGAGTCAGGAAAATAACGGGACTCCGACGCTGTTCAATATCGACGCGATTGCCAAGGCGGAAACGGTTTATTTCGTCGAGGGCGAACCGGACGTGATGGCGATGCACGAATGCGGATATCCCGCGACGGTATCTCTGCGGGATGGCGCTCCTGCGACCGTCAAAGCTAATCCCAGTGATCTTCGCTTTGCCGCACTAGAAACCCACGCCGAGGAATTGACGAGGGTTAAGAATTTCGTACTTGCGGGCGATATGGACAAGCCTGGGCTGGCCTTACGCGAGGAACTTGCCCGCCGGCTTGGCCGACATCGCGTGTCGATAGTGACGTGGCCGGAGGGCTGCAAGGATGCCTGCGACGCCCTACGCAAGGGCTTCGAATATCTTCAGCAAGCAATCGATAGCGCCGAGCCCTATCCGATCGAGGGCGTGCGCAAAATTAATTCGGACGTGCTTCTTAAGGATCGTCCTCGCTATGCGACTATGGGCGCAGGCACGATAGGCACCGACAGGGAAATTAAGCTACCGACCGAAGGGCGTCTGATCGTGCTGACCGGTTTTCCGCAGCACGGCAAGTCCTCGTGGACACGCTTTGTCGCGGTGCACACCGCGCGCAACCATGATCGACGCTGGGCAATATTCTCGCCGGAACACCAGCCCTGGGAAGATTTCGCCGAGGACTGCGCTGCCGTCTATCGCGGTAAGCCGTTTCACGAAATGTCGGAAGAAGACAAGCGAGAAGCCGGTGATTTCCTTAACGGTCGGATCAGCATGCTGGTGTCGGATTCCGAAAGCACGTCGCCCACGGTGGATTGGCTGATCGAACAGGCGACAATGCTATTGCTACGCGACGGTACGACCGATCTATTGCTCGATCCATGGAACGAAGTTGAACACCATTACGGTGACTTGGCCGAGACCGAATATGTCGCGCGTTGTTTGCGTCGCTTCAAAGCGTTTGCTCTGCGCCACGGCTGTAATGTCTGGATAGCGGTGCATCCGGCCAAACCGCAACCGAAAAGAAACGGTGAAGAACGAGACCCACCCGCCGGATATGAGATATCGGGATCGGCGCACTGGGCCAATAAGTGTGATTTAGGACTGACAATCTGGCGACCTGAAAAGGAAACCATTTCGCGGCTAATTGCTTGGAAGTCGAGATTCAGGCGGTTCGCTCAGCGTGGAGCTATCGTGCGTCTCGGTTTCGACGCGACAACCGGTCGGTATCTTGATCCAATGATCGACGACCTGCCGCCGCCATCAAAGCCGTGGAATGAAACATGACCGATTTATTTGCGATCACCGTCGATGACATGGTCGGCGAGCTAGAGCGCGAGATCGTGCTACGCAAGCGGGTGTATCCGAAATGGGTGGATGCGAAGAAGCTTTCGCGCAGCGAGGCCGATCGTCGGATCGAGCTGTTAGAAGCGACGGTGAATTACCTCAAGGAAAGCGTGGACGTGCTTAGGCGAGCCAAGGATGGCCTCAAGGCAAGCGAGGATGCGCTAGCAAAGATCAGGGAGACAGCAAGAGCATGAATACACGCGAGACGTTGGACGAAGCAGCATGAGCCGCGTGGTCAGGGTTCCATGGGTGGGACCATTGCCCAGTCCAGGCGACGCGGTCGAGGAGCGACACGGCGGGATGATGTGGCTGATCCACTCAGCCGAGCCTCTCCCGAAGCCTGACATCTCGGGAGCTACCCTCCGCCTCGAAGTGACCCGCGTGCACCGGTCTAGGATCGCTCAGGACGCCGTCGTGCACGCTGCCAGCCGTATGATGGCCACCGATCCCTCCGGCCCGCCACGAGCCCAGCAGACGCACGGAAAGGCCATGCGCGCTTCCTGGCGAGACCCAGACGACCTCCGGCCCAACGCCCGAAGGGTAAGGGAGATCACCGGGTGGCACACTTTCGACCCGCTGCGGATCATGGCGAAGGACCCGTCGTCCTCGGTCACCGAGGAGCACATCCGGGCAGCAGACTATCTGCGCTGGTTGTCTGACATCGCGGCCGGCGGGCTCTGCTCACGCGATAACATCCTGCCCATTGGCGCCTCAGTGCATCTTCCTCGGTTGGGTCCTACCAGCGCTGCACAGAGGTCAGAGCGAGCGGGACGGGACTTCATACGCGCCATGAAGCGCTTTTCCACCGAGACGCGCTGGCTTATATTGTGCATAGTCATCTGGAACCGAACGCTGGAGGAGTGGTGCCGGGAACGTCAACGTCTACTGCGGACGGAGACCGAGCGGCTGATGGGCGCGCTTGATTTATTAGCGGAGCACTTCTCGACAGAGATCGACGAACGTCGCGCCGACATACCAACAAAGGCAGCATAGAGGGAACGTCTACATTAGAAAGCGTGGTGACAAGAAACCCGCGAAACGCTACATTGAACACGGAACTGCCAGAGCTTTACCGCGAGATCGCTGGGCGTGAGCGTGGCATTGGTGCGTTCCTCTGTAGGTTGGTGGGCGGGACCGCTTGCTGGTCACTGGGCGGTCCCGTTCGTTTGTGCAGCGATACTGTGCACAGATTATATCCAAAACGTGCGGCGCCACGCGCGTTTCCGTGAAATTCGGTCTCTCGGACCCGTGAAACCGCTTGACAGCGGCCACGTGAAATGGTGCGGTAACAGTGCACTGTAGCCTAATTGCGACAGTAAGCTCTCTTGGCTTCGCCAATGTGAAGGCGCTTGCGAATCGAGCAGGATAAAAAAGGGCGGCACCCGAAAGTACCGCCCTGATCTGAATCAGCTCTTGGTGTGTCCCTTCAGTAGCAACCGCTTTATTTACCCAGCCTGATGTTCGTGATTGCTTGAGATAGCAATAAAAGCATCGTGTCTTTTGTGGTCGATCTGGCGTCGTTCATTTTTATTACACGATGGGCAAGCAAATTTTGACGAACAATAATAGTGAGTCCTTCGTCTGCGATATTTGGACAAAGCGGTCCCAAATACTCAGCCAAAAGTTCGGCACCAAATACGCCGTCGTATCTTCTCGCCCAGCCCATAATGCAGTGTATACCGCCCACGCCCATTGAGCCTTGGCACCACGTGTATCGGTGCGCGGCCATGCTGGCATAAATCCAGTTGAGCATCGCAAGAGCCTTCTCGTCGCGCTCGATCTGTAGGTCGCTTTTCATTGAATCGAATGGCATTGTGTGTCCTCTGCTTGCAGGAAATTGGTCTCGGCCCGACCAGTGTCCACAACCGAGACCGCGTAACCATGTGTCGTTGGCCGGTAGGTCGGCCCGCTGGTCAGGGGTTACCTGGGTGAACTCCAGGCTAAGAGAGCCACGCTAAGCGCGCTCCCTTAGTCAAGAGTTCTCAGCCTCCTTCTTCTCGATTTCCAGATGAAAACGAAGGCCAGTCATTAGCGACCACGCGATCCATATCGGCAGGGGCTGGTTCATGAATGACTGGGCGGCCAGTATCATCAGAAGACGGTTTAACGCCTCAGCTTGACGGCGCTGTTTCCTGATTTGGATCATCTGAAAAATGGAGTATGCTAAAGTCGCGAATGTCACGACGAGACCGAATGTGCTGAGAATATCCATTTCTGTTCCTTTATAGTGGTCGGCACATTAGATCGCCGTGCTCCAGCCATAATGAGCAATTGCGATCCATCTCACACTGCTCAGCGTATTTGCTGCGCAGAAAGTCCTGCCATTTATGCAGATCGTCGAGACAGTGTGGATTGTTCGGATTGGTGACGTGCATGAGCAGCGCGAGCGCTGCCCGCATGATCTCATAGCTAGTCATGTGATGATGTTCCTCTGTTGCTCCCTCTGCATTCCCTGTAGGGCGCTGGGCTTGGGACCAGCTCTGCTGCATTAAGCCCCGCACCGACCCCGACACGGTGCGGGTAGTGTTAGGTGTGCACTGGCAGATCAGCGCCGTGCGGAAGCTTCCACGCGAAGTCCTTGGAATAGAGTTCCACGCCGGCACCGCCGGTCGAGGTTCCTTTGGCGACCGCGTAAGTTCCGACGTAGGGCGACGTTTTCTCGACGTGGAGCTGATAGATCATCCGGTTGCCGCTGAAGAAGTCGAGCGCACCGGCCGAGGCATCATATTTGTAGCTATCGGCGGCGAGCTTATTCAGATCGACGATCGCTTGCTCACTCGCCCACCCGATTTTGGCCCGGAAGGTAGATGGCTGGTCGATCTGTAGGAGCCCGTATCCCACACCGCTTTCCAGGTTTATCGTCTGCTCTGAGCTGACCGATTGCATGAATTCGAGCTTGGCATACGGTGCGTGATACGTGCCCAGAGTCCAGGAGCCGTCTCCCGCGACTTTGGAGTTGATCACGAACGATCCGCCGTCCAGACCGACATGGGAGTCCTGATTGTAGAACGTCCCGCCATCGATCCGCACGCTCGTGCCTAGGCCGCCGACGCTCCCGACTAGGGTTCCTGAATTCTTGATCGTCACCGATCCGTTGGTCGCTCTGTAGCCGGGATAGCTAGACAGAGCGAGCCAGTTGGTGCCGGCGGCATTGATCTTCAGATTATCCCAGCCTTGATTGATCGCGACGGCAGAATTCGATAGGTTGACCGTCGCGTTCAGCTTGGTCGGTCCAGGCACGCCGATGATCAGATGATCGCCGTAGCTCTGGTGAAAACTGACCGTCGCATTGCCCGTCACGTGCAGATCGTCGTTTCCGAGCGCGCTGCCAGTGACTTGCATCGTGCCGTGATCGATCGTCAGCGTGTCGCCCGATAGCGGTGCGCCAGTAGGAGACCAGTTGGCAGCAGAAGAGGCTTGGTTGCCATTCCTGCCGCCGATCCAGTTTCGTGCAGTCATTTGGTGTTCCTCTGTATTCCTCAGTCAGACTATTCTGGCCGAGGCGCAGACTGCGCACCCGCGAGTGAGCAGCCTGCGTCCAGGTCAGATCAGCGAGCCCTCCAGGAAATGTATTCTTGGCCGCCGATCTCCACGTTGCCGAAGTAAACGACTCTAAAGGTGGAGCCGGCATTCAGTGTGCCGTAGCATTCTAGGCCGTCCCAGCCGCCTGGGTTCGGGAATGTAAATACATTCTGCCAGGACGCTTGCAGGAACACAGGACTCACTCGCCTAGCGATACCGAGACGAACCGTTTCCAGAACAGCAGGGTCTCGGCAGTTAGTTCTTAGGTGGCCATCATACCTTGCCAGCGCCGGCAGTGAGGTCATAGCTATAGCGACAGCAGCCAAAATCGCTGTTTTCATAGATTGGTGCTCCTCTGTTTCCCCTGACGGGGCGAAAACGGCGCGCCACAGCGAGCCGCTTCCGTCTAGTCAGGCTACCACTTTTAGGTTGGTGTTGGACGCTCGAACGTATCGAGGCCACATAACATGGCTGTCAGGAGGGAAAACCCTTATAAGCTTTTCGCTCTTTAGTTTGGCGACTCTGCGAGTCAAACATTTAGCTAGCGGATTTTCTGGGGCTATTCCCAAAGCTTCACGAATATGCTGGGCATCGATCGGCTTTGATATAGCAGCCAAGATTGCTTCATCTAGTGGATGATTCCCGGGTTTGTAGCGTTTGCTGCGCTCACCTAGGAGTTTCTTGGTCAACTCGGCGCCTTGAGACTTGGCATTTGGAGCCGGAAGAGCGAGGGTCTTATTGACCGGGGCTGCGCCGAGGCAAACCCAATCTCCTTTTTCGTTCCTGACGATCTCAAGTCTAGTGCCGGCATCAGCTTCGACTCGCACGGCGCACCATACGTCGAAAGTCTCGCGTGAACGGCTCACGATATCCTCCAGATAGCTGAGTAAGAGAGCGTCGAAAATTTGCAGCGACGCGGATCATTGCGGCCTTGCCTGCGTATCAGAACGTCATCCGACAGTCGCTCCACTTGTTCGACCTGCGAGCGACGTATGTTGCCGCTCGCCAGCACGACGTGGGTGTAAATCTGAATTACTTCCCAAATCGAGCCGTGATCCATTCGGCCGAAATTCACAAAGCGCACGCCGACTTTGACTTGCTGTCGATGGAAGAAAACCGGATCATGGCCTTGCCATCTGGTTTCCCCGTTTTTAGAAGCGCCGTTAGCCGCCTCCTTCTTTCTAGGTCGTCTCGGCATAGTGATGTTTCCTCTGTATGGAAGGACCCTCTGCGTTTGTCCGGGCTTGGGACCGACACCCTATGGGTGGCCGCATTAAATCGGCGAGAAGGAATCCCGCCGACTTCAATCAGTGGGAATAGTCTCCGGGCATCGGCGTGAAGCCGACCATCCACGAAACAGGATCGTCTTCGGGTGCTTTGATCAGATCGACTACCCAGCGCATCTTGATGACGCCCCGACTGTTCTGTTCCTCGATCACGTCGCCTGTTTGTGATTCTCGTATGCCGAGCACAGCGCGCACCGGATCGTTGACCAGAAGGCTCTTGTGACGATAGCGAGACCAGGACTTGCCTCGCTTGTTTTGTGTGATCTTAAGCAGCTTCAGTTGACCGATAAAGTTCGGCTCAGCGTTAGTGCCGGCGACCGCTTCGTAGTAGCCTTTGAGGAATAGATCGTAGGCGAGATAGGCCCTATTAGGATTAGGGCCGCCGGTAAGGGCAGCAGCTAGTGCGAGATCAGTGATATCCATCGAGTGGTACATGATCAGCATGTTGCGCGTGTCCCTTTCACTAGTTCTAGGCGATAGCCGAACGCGAATATCTCGTTGCCGAGCAGCTCCATGTCCGCGATGTTCGAGGTCTCCGGATAGCGTTCGGAGCGCATGCTTTTGACGGCAAGCGCTAGGGCCTGTCCTAGTAGATATCGACCACGTGGACTGTTGAACAGCTCCATGGCCGCCGCTTTTCTACGAGCGGAAGCTTGCAGTAAGTCTTCCTTCATGTGGTGTTTCCTCTGTAAGGGGCTTCCTCTGCATTACACGCGGGCTTGGAACCGCCGTTGGCTGCATTAAGTCCGCACCACCGAAGCGGCGCGGTAGATTCTCAATCATCGTCATCTTCGGGAATCAAAATCGCATATCGGGCGATGACTTCGGTTTTGATCTTGTCAGCATCAATCGTGGTGACCGTGATCATCGGCTCTGAAGCGTTGCCTTTGAACCACGCGATTGCTTGTTGCTTAGTCAAGAATTGAACGCGACTAGAAAGGAATTCGATGGTCAGTCGCGTGTCGAGGTAATTCACGAAGTCGCCTTCTTCGTCGATCACTTCCTCACCGAGGATAACGCCATTGCCCGCGAGTGGTTGGCCATCAGTGCGATCGAAAAGTCGGAAGTAATGCTCTCGGCCTTTCATTAGTCCTTCGTCATCCACATAAAGTACATCCTTGTCGTTCCACGTATATGCGACGCTGATCCATCCATCGACAATGTCGCGCAGTATAGGAAGGCTATTGGACCCGTCTGGTATCTCGATATAGCGCAGCTCGCGCTTCTCGGCATCGATCACGATTGCTCTAGCCATTGGTGCTCCTCTGTGCTCGCTCTGCATCCCGCACGATGCGGTGGCCGGGGTTGCGACCGGCACTCCTGCATTAAGCCAGCGGGGCCGAAGCCCCGCTTCCTGAATCGCTAGAGTTCTTCATAGTGATCATAGTCAGGATCAGTGAATATCTCCGGGCGGTATTGCCTTCGCTTCTCCGCTTCGCAGAGATCGCACACCAGACAGCACTCTATTCCACGAGCATCGATCAGCCACCGCGGTTCGTGCTCTGAGGAGCATACGTGAGACATCATTAACTCCCTCTCTGAGGGCGCGGCGGAATTCGTGCGCCGGTCCCATGATCGGTCTCGTTCCAACAATAAACATAACAGACAGCGCCGCGAGCTGTGCAGCGATTAGCTTAATGGGCTGGAAGGTCAGGCTGATCGTCCACGCCATTACGCTGCACAGAGTGAACCATCTCACGAGCGGACCTTGTGGCATACCGCCACACAGTCTTCACGCTTGTTCAGTTCTCGTTGTGCACGTTCGCACTGCTCCTTAGACGACATCTCGATGATCATTGTTTCGCTTACAGGCGGGTCTCCTGCCTGTGACACAGGCAAGAGGAACCAGAATACAAGCAAATACGGGATCATCTTCCTCCGGCTCGCGTTCGCCGCTCCCGCGCTATATCCTGCGACGAAGTGGTGACGACTATCGAGGAGGCGCGTTGCTTGCGCTCGTGATAGCTCTGGACAGAGCGAAGGATGGTCACGACCGATAGAAGATCGCTGGTGCACTTCTTCAGCGCCTCCAGCTCGTCTGGTGACACGGCTTCGAAGCTACTCAAGCATTCGATCGGCGCCACTAGATCGAGCAACTGGTCGTTAACCGCCTCGATATAGGACAAGGCCGCTCGGTGTCTATTGGGGTTTGTCTTTGTCATGTGGTGTTCCTCTGTAGTGCCCTGTCTCTTCAGGCTGGGTAGGGCATCTCCCAGCGACACACGAACGCTTCGGCGCTCGTGTGTTTCGACAAAAATCACCGCTTTACTAGAGCGTAGACTAATCCTTCGTCGTCTTTAGTGACGACCATCACGAGACCATCTTTTTTGCCAATGCGAGCTAGATAGGATTTCCAGCCGATATTGGCACGAAGCTCGTTAAGCTTAGCACGCTTAGCTCCGTTTGGGCTCTTTGCCATCTCCAGCGCTTGCTTGGTCCACGCGGACATTTGGCGAGGAGCTGGTCCCTTCTTAGAAGAAGGCTCCGCTTGCTTCTTCGGAGCTTCCTTCTTCGCGACTTCCTTCTTCGCGACTTCCTTCTTTGAAGAAGGGGCCGCTTTCTTTGTCGGCTCTTTACGTGCTGCTTGTTGGTGGCCGTCTGACGAATTAGCACGATCAACGATCTGGTAATGACCGTCCGAAACTTCGGCAATGGTGTAGTCTTCTCCGTGAGGAGCAAAGCCATTGCGCTTAAGTTCCTTGATTGCGGCCTCTTTGCTATCCCAATTCATTGACCGAAGCTGGTTCATGCTTCTAAAGTGCGACGAGGACATAGTGCCCGTTTCCCTTTTTGTATTCCAAGATTATCGAGCCACCTTTCGCATTACTCCGACCCTGCTTGCTGCGGCTTTGTGACCAACAACACGGTATAGAACGGAGCCGTCGTCGCTTTTCTTTGGCTTGAGAAGCCTGCGCGCGTCTGACTTTGCCATACGCTCAAGATATCGCTTCCAGCCGATTTGGCTGTCGAGTTCACTGGTAAGCTGCGCTCGTGTGACTCCTTGAGGCCGGCATGCCAGTAGATATCCGCGCTTGACTGCCTGCGGTAGGTCCATGATCTTCGACATTTGGTGTTCCTCTGTATGCACTGTGCGGTTTCGGCCTCGTGGCCTCTTCAGTGCGGAGAGTATCCGCAGACCGCGCGCGCCGCTGTCACAGCGCGCTGGTGTCGTCAGGGTTGATCCCGTAACTGCGTCATAAAGTCACGCTCTCTCGGCAAATGCGGAAACTGCTGCTTGATATATCTACGGACACGATGGAGCACGTCGATATTGACTCCGTTGGGAGTTTCCTTGCAGTTGAAAATCTCTAGAGACGACGTGTAAGCGTAGCCGATGCGTCCGATGCCGTGACCGTTTTCCGCTAGATAGACGAACCCGCATGGCTGGTCGCGACTCCCGCGGATATTGTCGTGGGCATACGGAATTATTCCCTTCATAAAGCGGTGCTCCTCTGTGGGTCTCTTCAGGAAAAAGAGCGACGGACGCCGGAGCGCCCGCCGCAAGTTTGGTTCGTTTCCCTCTGCATTCCGCTTGGGGGGGAAACCCTGCGGCGCCGGGCTTGGGACCGGTCCTGCTGCATTACAAGCGCGCAATCCCGCCCTAATGGGCTACACGCGCTTTCCAGAGGAGGAACACACCAAGTCCTACCCATCCCGTGCTTATGCGCTGGGGTAGAGTAGGGCTGCTGATTCAATTGTGTATCGTGCTGATCTGCATAGCGCGCGATGCGCCCTGATCGTATATACCCTCTGTTCGGACATCATGTGGCCCATCCGGGCGGCCCCGAAACGGCAGACCCTCACAGTGATGTGGTAAACAGAAGCGTATACACCGACAGCGAAAGAGCGGACAGAATCGAACAGCATAGATTGCGCAACGGTATCGTGTATTAGCGTCGTCATTGAGACGTGTTGCTATGCGGATTCGTCATCGAGACGTTTCCCGCACACGGGCCGCGATCGATCGATCGAAGCGCTGCGCTGTTCGGATGCATCTGTCAAAGAACGTAAATAAAAGCGTAGGACACGGGCTAGGAGTGTCAATCCGAATAAATAGCGAACAAAATCAATGAGTTCCCAAGCGTGTCTTCGGCTAGCCGAACGAGCCGCACGCTGCCTTTGGCTAGCCAAACGATTGCCCAGCGAAATATGGTGCGAATGATCGATCATCTGCATATACAATCCCTGCCGTTGCGCGACCTCGTGCCAGACAAGCGCAATGCACGTCGCCACGGTAGCGAACAGATAAAGAAGATCAGGGCGTCGCTTGCGCGCTACGGATGGACGAATCCCATTCTGATCGGAAGCGGACGCAAAATCATCGCGGGCCATGCTCGATATGCTGCCGCCGTCGCCATGGCAGAGGACAAGGAGCCGATCGCTAATAACGCTGATGCCTCGATGGCGCCCACCGTGGACCTTTCCCATCTGACCAAAACAGAGCAGCGCGCATATGCCCTGGCGGACAATCGCATCGCCGAGGACGCCGCCTGGGATCGGGAGCTTCTTCAGCTCGAAGTCCGTGATCTATCGCTCGATGGCTTCGATCTAGGACTGACGGGCTTTTCCGATGTGCAGCTCGAAGGTCTGCTCGGCACGACACAGCAAGCAGAGTCGAAGCTCACTAGCGGATTGAAATATCAGGTGATCATCGAATGTGAGGGTGAAGTCCATCAAGCGCAATTGCTGCAAGAGATGCGAGATCGTAAATTACCGGCCCGACCGTTAATTCTCTGAACGCCATGGAAATAGATATCGCCGTTGACACGCCGATAAGCGACAGCATCCGGGTCGCTCAGGTCTCCTCGATGTTCGATGTGCCGCCTAGCGAACGAGCACACATCGAATGGCACGGAAACCTACCCATCGAGGACAGGGACTGGAATATCGGACTGATCGTCGGGCCTTCGGGATCAGGCAAGAGCACGATACTCAATCGCTGCTTCGGCGCACCGCGCCAGTTCGAATGGCATGCTGCTTCGGTGATCGATGACTTCCCTAGCGAATATTCCATCGAAGATATAACCGGCATTTGCCAAGCGGTCGGCTTCAATACAATTCCAGCGTGGCTGAGGCCCTACGGTGTGCTGTCAAACGGTGAGCGCTTCCGCGTTGACCTCGGTCGGCGACTGCTGCAATCGGACGACAATATTGTCTGCGACGAATTCACTTCGGTGGTCGATCGTCAGGTCGCACAGATCGGCGCGCACGCGGTGCAGAAATATATCAGGCGGCAGGGCAAGAAATTCGTAGCCGCCACCTGTCACTACGATCTGGAAGACTGGTTGCAGCCGGACTGGGTATTGGAGCCGGCCACCATGACCTTCCGCTGGAGGTCGGTTCAACGAAGACCTGACATCCCGTGCACAGTCAATCGTGTTGCCCATCAAGTATGGCACACCTTCGCTCGCTTTCACTATCTGAACTCGTCGCTGCATCAGGCCGCCAAATGCTTCGTTCTCTGTGCAAATGGTCGGCCGGCGTCGTTCCTCGCTGTGCTGCACCAGCCGCACCAGAAGGCCGACGATCTGTATCGTGGCTCCCGCATGGTCACCCTACCCGACTTCCAGGGCCTCGGTCTGGCCTTCGCCCTGACAGACACCGTGGCCTCCGCCTTTCGTGCTTGCGGCTACAGATACCGGACGCCCAGCAGTCATCCGGCGATCACGCGGGCCTTCGATAAATCACCACGCTGGCGGCTCGAACAGAAGCCCGGAATGACCAAGAAGAATCTCGAACCGTCCATGGCCGAAGCGGTGCCACGCGGCGCGTTTGGCGGCAGACCTTCCGCCATCTTCTCCTATTGCGGACCGATCATGGAAGACCGCGATGTCGCCAAGGCGCTGATTAAATAGGAGACCGGCTATGTCCGACTGGCCGTGGCAGGAATATATCCCAAGTGAAGGCGATATCGATCAGACAGCCCTATGCAGGGCTAATCATCAGCGGGATAAAGACCGTCGAGAATCGGACGTGGCAGACCGCCTTCCGTGGTCGGGTGTGGATACACGCGGGCCAAGCGTGGCACCGAGACGTGGATCCGGCCACATGGAAGTTGTGGGAGAAAGATTGTCCTGATCAGCGAGGCGGTATTATCGGCTCGGTCGAACTTGTCGATTGCGTCACCGGGCACCCGTCACCCTGGTTCACTGGACCTTATGGGTTCGTATTGGCTAATCCGCGAGTAATCCGCTTCCGGCCTTGTAAGGGACACACGTTCCTCTTCGTCCCGCGCTTTGATCGTGCGCGATAATTCAGACTCTTGCATGAATAAGGAATAGCGCATGGCCCGTCGCGGAGTTACTTTCGAGCCCACACCAGAAGAACGATTTTTGGTGCAGACGCTATCGTCGCACGGAATAAGCCATGGCGTGATCGCTAATGTGGTGCGCAGATCGTCTGGCGGCATCACGGTGAAGACGCTCTATAAATACTTCCGAGAGGACTTGAACGGCGGAAGGGAGACCGTCAAAGCGACGCTGATCGCTGCCTTGATCCGGGCAGGTATATCCGGCAACGTAAATGCGATTAAATACTGGATGTGTCTGTTCGGTGGGCCGGAATGGAAGGTGCAGCCAGTGTCCGACGATCCTAGCCTACCGTTAGGATCGAGCCAGCCCGGAACCACGACGATCGTGATCCATGGCGGTCTGCCGGCTACGGTCTATCACCAGCCGCAGATCGGTGCCGACGAAGAGGAAGAAGAGCAGAGCAACGGACATGACCGAGGAAACGGAGCAAGTCTTCCGAGTTGAGCTACCATACAACAGAGGCGGCAGCAGCTCGGACGGTTCCACTCGGGAAGTATATTTGCCCGTCCTTCACGAAGATCAGATTCGTGCCTTCCAAATGCCAGGGAGGTTCAAGGTCGTCCGATGCGGCAGGCGGTGGGGCAAGACCCTATTAGGACAGACGATAGCGGCCGACGCAGCCTTGCGCGGTAAATTCGTCGGATGGTTCGCGCCGGAGTATAAGTTCATCGCCGAGGCATATTCTGAGCTGGCGACAATGTTGGCTCCCTGTGTCACCAGGGCATCGAGGAACGACGGACTGATCAGGACCAATGCGGGCGGCCGCATAGATTTCTGGTCGCTAGAGAATGAGCGGGCGGGCCGGTCACGACGCTACCATCAGGTCGTCATCGACGAAGCGGCCTTCGCCAAGTCGAACATGAGGGACATTTGGCGGAAGGCGATACGGCCGACCCTAGTGGACTATCGCGGTTCTTGTATCGCGCTGTCGAACACCAACGGGATCGATCCAGACAATTTCCTTTGGCAGCTCTGCAATAACGCGGACATGGGCTTCGTCGAGTATCACGCGCCTACCAGCGCTAATCCCTACATGCCCAGAGAGGAGCTTCGGCAGATCGAGGCGGAGACGCATCCGCTGGTCTATCAGCAAGAGTACCTCGCTGAGTTCGTGGACTTTAGCGGAGCAGCGTTCTTTCCGCTGCCTGCGCTGCTCGATAACGACAGGCCGGTCGATTACCCGTCCTTCTGTGATCTGGTCTTCTGCACGATCGATACCGCGCTGAAGGACAGAAGCCAGCACGACGGCACAGCGGTGATCTACTGGGCTCGCAGCCAGCATGTCGGCACGCCGCTGATAATCCTGGACTACGATATTATTAAGGTGGAAGGCTCGCTGCTCGAAGTCTGGCTGCCGGGTGTCTACCAGCGCATGGAAGAGCTGGCGAGACAGTGCCACGCGCGCTTCGGTGCGACGGGCGCTTACATCGAGGACAAGGGCTCAGGCACGATCCTGCTCCAGCAAGCAAGGCGCCGAGGTCTGCCGGCCGATCCGATCGACAGCCAGCTTGTGGCACTAGGGAAGGACGCCAGGGCGGTCTCAGTGAGCGGCTACGTGCACCGTGGCGAGGTCAAGATATCCGGCCCGGCCTATGATCGCACACTCATATATAATGAGACCAGCCGGAACCATCTTCTCGGCCAAGTGGTCGGTTACAGAGTAGGGATCGACAATCGCGAAGACGATCTGCTCGACGCTTTTTGCTACGGCATAGCCTGCGCGCTGGGTGACGCTAAGGGGTTCTGACATGAGCGGTAGCGGAGCATCGATCTCGGTCGTCGGCTCCAATGTCGGGCCGGCGCTGATGCAGATACTGACCGCTGACGATATCCTGCCCGGCAGCGACGTGAGCTACCAGCTCTGCAAGCTGATCTATCTGTATCATCCGATCGGCGCCAAGATGGTCGAAGCGCCGATCCAGCTCGCACAGAGCCAGGACCGAGAGATCACCGTCTCAGGCGCGCCCGAGCGAGTAGCCGAGGCATTCCAGAAACAGTGGCGTGCGATGAAGGCCGACAAGGTCATCGCGAACGTCATCAAGCAGTCGCGCATCTACGGCCTTTCTTCGGTGGTGCTAGGCATCGAGGGCAAGCCAGCGACGGCACCGTTGGAAGTAGGGACTCTAGCGACGGACAGCATATTCCTGAACGTGCTCGATCCGCTGAATACCGCCGGCAGCCTAATGCTCGACCAGGACCCGAATTCGCCACTGTTCCAAAAGGCGATGCAGGTAACGACGCAGGGTGAGACCTACCATCCCAGCCGCACGTGTGTGGTGATGAACGAGGAGCCGCTGTATATATCGTATACCGGCAGCGCGTTCGGATTCACGGGAAGATCGGTTTTTCAGCGGGTGCTTTATCCGCTCAAGAGCTACCTGCACTGCATGATCACCGACGACATGATCGCCCGGAAAGCGGGACTGCTGATCGCAAAGATGCAGGCACCCGGTGGTATCGCTAATAGAGGGATGATCAACATATTCGCTCGCAAGCGATCGATGCTGCAAGAGGGCCGCACGGACAACGTGTTGTCGATCGGCGTGGACGAAGATATCTCTTCGCTCAATCTAACGAATATCGACGGCGCCGGCACATTCGCGAGGAATAATATTCTCAAGAATCTAGCGACCGGTGCGGCTCTGCCGGCGATCCTGCTAGAGAACGAAACGATGGTCGAGGGCTTCGGCGAGGGCACCGAGGATGCCAAGGTGATTGCTCGCTTTGTGGACGGCTTCCGCGAGAGCATGGACCCGGTCTATGAGTGGCTGACCAACATCGTCCAACACCGTGCCTGGAACGAAGAATTCTATCGAGGCATCCAGCAGGAGTATCCGCAGGAATATGGCAACGTCCGCTACGCCTCAGCGTTGCAGACATGGCAGAATAACTTCACGGCCGAGTGGCCTTCGCTGATCCAAGAGCCCGACAGCGAGAAGGTGAAGGTTGAGGATACAAAGATGAAGGCGGCGCTGGCGCTTTACCAGCTACTGAACGATGGCAGCTTAGATCCCGAGAATAAGGCTCGGCTGACCGAGTGGCTGCAAAGCGAGGTCAATAAAGCTGAGCTGATCTTCCAGGGCACGCTTTCTCTGGATACCGAGGCCCTTGCCGCGCATGCGCAGGATATGCAGGATGCGCAACAGAAGAGCTTGCTTATGGACCAGGGCGGCCAGGGCGCCAACGGAATGGCGGCTGGGCTTAAGCCACCTAGCTTCAAATTGGCTAGTTCGAGATAAATCTGCTAGGGTGCGTCACTACGCCGCCACGCGACGCATCACCGCGCGACTCCACGCAACGCAACGCAACGCTTCGCCATAACAGAAGGAACCGCTTGACCCGCATATAAAGTTGTGCCTTCATGCCCGGCGAAAGCGCCGCCGTCACGGTGCCTGGAGAGCACGATAGATATTACCAATTCCTTTGGGATCGGTGGCGCTATGGGCGCCGCTGGAACGTGCACCAGCCGTGACGGGCCGGTCTCTGAGGGATATCGACGCGTCGCATCGCATCTCGTCGCACCGCAACGCCACGCATCGCTCCGCACCTCGACGCCTCGCATCGCAACGCGACGCAACGCACCGCACCGCGACTCGGTCGCACCGCACCGCATCCCGTCACAAAAACGCACGCAACAAGGAATAATCTAGGATGAAGACATGCAAAGCATATCTGGAATCGATTCCTGGCTCACCCTATAGCCAATCCGCGCTGCACGAAGCGCCGTGGCTAGATCGCGAGTCTCACGATGACTATGACGCGCGGACGTGGCGGGAAAAGTGCACCACGACAGCGGAAGGGCAAGTCTGTGTTCCACAGATGGGACTGAAGCAATGCATCGATCTCGCAGCGCAGAAGCTGGGCGACAAGGTGCCCGGCCGGCGCGGAGCGACATATAAGAGCTTCTTTACCTCCGGCGTAATCTGCAACGGGAATATGCCGATCGCGAACGGCAAGCCGCTCAAGCCAGACGACGCCAAGATGGTTATGATCAACGCCAATTCTGACGGCGTGCGTGGATCAGGAAAGCGCGTCAAGCGCCGCTTTCCGGTATTCGATAAATGGCACGGCGTCGCTGAGTTCACGGTTGTCGATGACATTATTACTGCCGAGGTCTTCGAGCATACTCTCAGATCAGGCGGGATGATCGTCGGCCTCGGTCGTGGACGGCCCGCTAATGCCGGCAGCAATGGGCGCTTCCGTGTAACCAAGTTCGAGTGGCAGGAGTTAAAAGTCTGATATCGGCGCCACGCCCCGCAGCGCTTCGCGACGCACCGCTTCGCAGCTCGACGCCACGCTACGCTTCGCAACTCGCCGCCGCGCAGCTCGTCGCCACGCAACGCTACGCATCGCCACGCGCCACCCCTCAGCGCCGCTCGCCGCTGCGCACCGCAACGCGACGCTCCGCACCGCCTCGCACCTCGCCTCAACGCAACGCAACGCAGATCGCCTCCTCGCAACGCCGCGCTACGCCTCGCATCTCGCCGCCACGCAACGCAACGCAATATAAGGATTGATCGTGATCAAGTTCGAGCGTTCGGGGGTTACATCAGCCCTAGTTCGATATCTGGCCCAGAACGAGAAAGGATCAGTCTTCACTTACGAAGACCTATCGTCGATAGCTGGCGTACCTGTGACTTCCTCTACTGGCTTTCTGATTTCCGCGCGCCGCATACTTGAGAGAGAACATTTGCAAGTTTGGGATTGCATCCGTCCGAGGATCGGACTGCGTCGGCTGACCGATCCAGAGATCGCCGAGCGACAGCATTCTTGGTATCTTAAGGGAGCCAATAACCGACTTGGCGCCGGCCGGAAGCAGGCAGAGGTAGTGGAGCTAGACGCTTTAAATCTCGACGAGCAGGCACGGTTTTCTACGGACTCGATCGTGCGCGAAGCGGCGCTATGGACGCTTTCGAGGCGCGGTGTACGAGCTATCGAGAAGGTATCACGCGGATCGTCCAACGATCTGCCCGCGTTCAATGCAGTCGAATGGATGATCAGTCTGTCGCCACGACGTTCTCATGTCAGGAAGTAATGTCTTCGCGCCGCCACGCACCGCTACGCCTCGCCGCGCTTCTCCACGCCACGCCACGCTCCGCCCGGCCGCGCACCGCACCTCGCCGCGCTGCATCGCTGCGCACCGCCACGCAACGCACCGCACCGCACCACTTCGCTCCGCATCGCTCCGCTCCGCAACGCGCCTCTCCACAGCGCCACGCACCGCCACGCACCGCTGCGCAACGCAACGCAACGCAACGCAACGTCAGTAGGAACGAATGGCCACGTTCTTCCAGGTTGTCACTGACGCGCTGAACGATATCGCTGAGCACGGCTATGAGTCCGAAGAGCGTTTGCAGTATTGGATCGATCTGATCCGCGAGGCGGCCATTACTGACATGGTGTCAGAGCGTTCATTGGCCGAAGAGCTGCGCAAGGTGCTAGGCTCGACCTACACGCGATTGATCGATGAAGGAACGGTGCTGCGCCGCCATCCAGGTGTAGATCGCTTTACGGTACAGCGGATAGCGCCGAAGCTGCGGGCGGAACTAAACCGACGCATCCAGGCGTCAGCCGATCTGATCAAACTGAACCGTGAGCAGGCGATCAACGACACGCTGAGGCGCTTTCAGGGCTGGGCCACCAGTGTCCCGATTGGCGGCACCGACCAGCTCGACCGCAGAGAGCAGAAGCGGGAGATACGCAAGGGTCTGACCTCGCTGCCGTTCGTCGAGCGACGGGTGATCATCGATCAGGGTCACAAGCTGAATGCTTCGGTCTCGGCGATCCTAGCAGAGGACGCGGGAGCGATTGCCGCACGCTGGCGCTCACACTGGCGCCAGTCCGGCTACGATTATCGCGAGGACCACAAGGAGCGCGACCAGCAGGTGTATGCGATCCGGAATAGCTGGGCGCACACACGCGGCTTCATGCGGGCCGGAGACGCGGGCTTCTCGGACAAGATCACTCAGCCGGGCGAAGAAATATTCTGCTTACCGGGAGATACCAGGCTTCCATTCGCTGATGGTGTGGAAGTAGCGTATCGGCGCTGGTACAGCGGTCAATTGACCGAGCTGATTACGGACACGGGTAAAACGCTCCGCGCGACACCAAATCATCCAATTCTTACGCCGTGCGGGTGGCGTCCTATTCAGTCTTTGAATAATGGCGATCACGTCATCGAGGCTACCGGAGAGGTCGCCGGGACGGAATCTGACGATAACGATGCAATACCCAGCATTGAGCAAATATATAGCTCGCTCGTGAAATTTGGGTTCTCTGAGACACGGCGTGGGCAGCGCCAGCAATTCCACGGCGATGGTACCGATAGCGATATCGATATTGTATGGACCTACAGGCCGTTGTACGTCGGGGCGCAGGTTCTTAGCAGTAAGAGCGGTAACAAGTTCGGCCTCTCCGTACCCGATTATCTTGGACTGACTTCTTGCTCTACGCAGCAATTCGGTGCGCGAAGCCTTTTTGCCTCGTCTAGCTTGATGAGCAGCCTTGGCGTCAGCACTATGTTGGTCGGGCGTCTTATTTCTAGCGATGAGGATATTTGCCTCAGTCTGGGTACGAGGTTGTCCGCCGGCCTTCTGAATATGACGTTTGATCGTCAAACGCGATACGCCAAACCTATTGGCTATCGAGAGCACACTTTCACCGCTGTCATGGGCGGCGCGGATAGCGCGTTGGTCGAGACAAATACGCGGGCTAGGGGGCAACTTTGGCCCGAGATCGATCCATCTATTCCTGTGCCACTCCCAGAGGGTCGTCGGCTTTACGTGAATGGCGTCAGCAATTTCATAGACAGCCTTCCCTTCGCTACGAAGCGCAGCAATGTGGTCCACATCAATAACCGGCCTTGGTCTGGGCACGTCTACAATCTCCAAACTATCAATAATTGGTATGTAGCCCAGGGAGTCGTAACGCACAACTGCCGCTGCTATTACGTTTACATCTACCACCTACGCGATCTGCCCGACGACATGTTGACAGCACGTGGAAGGCAGGCGCTCGATACCGCACGGGAGAAACTGCCTGCGTGACCGACGCTGAAATCCTCGCCGAGATCGCACGACAAGGACAGCGCCTCGGCAATGGCAAGGATTGCACGGTCTATCTTTGCCCGTCCGATCGTATTCCGCACAAAGAGTCCAATGTTGGATTCGAGGTTCGTGAGCTGATCACGGACGGCGATCCGATCATGGACCTGGAAATCTGGGACAGCGACGAACGGCAGATAGTATTCATCCGCACGATCGGGCCGCAGGACGCGCTCAATGCGGTGCCGTGGGTGGAGTGGGAAGGCAACGGCACGCTACCGCAACGCATTTTCGCTCAAGGCGACTTCTTTCTCGACGAGTATCAGCGCACCGAACTTTTCCCGCCGAGTTACAGCCTCTACACCGAGCTATGCTCTGCATTGCGACCGAAGAGCATCTTTGAAATCGGCGTCCGTGCCGGCTACTCAGCCTGGGCGATGCTGCGAGGATGTGCTGCCGGCACGATCTACCACGGCATCGATATCGGCGACATCACCTACGCGAACGGGATGCTGCACGAGGAGTATCCGGAGCACGAGCTGAGGCTTGCACGGTGCGATAGCGGCACTTTGACGCATTTGTCACGGACGTACGATCTCGCGCACATTGACGGCAATCACAGCCACGAAGGCGCGCTGAAGGACATCGCGCTCTGCTTCGGCCGAGCGAAATACATCCTGGTGGACGACGTAATCGCCTATTGCACGGTCAACAGCGCGATCAATGAATGGCTCGCTGCGCATCCCGACATCCAGGCGGTGCGCTACGCGACGCAGACCGGACACATTATGCTAGGGCCTCTGCCGTATATGTATGGGCCATCGTCTAGGGATGTCGTGCATGCTGCGGCGCAAGCAGAAAGAGCCTAAGAAAATCAGCCGTCCGCCTGACGATGGGCGCGATTATCCACGAGCGGACCAGTTAATCTCGCCGTTGGTGGAAGGGCACACATACCTCGTTCCTACGATAGAGGGCAGCGATCGCACCTCGCTAGTGAGTGCAATGCGCTGGGATTACTGGCACTATGAACCGTTAAGACCAAGGGAGATGATTATGGCTAAGAAGCCGCAAGAAGACGAACCAGCCGCTCCGCCTTCTGAGGTCGAGCCGATCGATCCGAACAACCCAGGCGCTCCACGAGTTCCGAAGCAAGAGGAAGAGAAGCCGGCGGAGAAGCCAGCGGAGAAGCCAGAAACTGAGCCGGATCGCGCGAATCCTGTGAGACATCGTTGAGCCGCGACGCTGAGCTGGTTCAGCAGTATATACGCCAACACGGAACAGCGATGAGCCTTGGTGCAATCGCCAGTGCACTCGATATAAGCATTGAGCGCGTTGCTGCTGCTTTGGATGAGCTGAAGGCTCAGATGTGAATCCGCGTCAGTTTCTAATCCGATGCGTAGTGCCCGGCCTCGATTTGCTTCCCAAGTACATGGACACCAACGAGGCCAGGGTCATGCTCATGGCGATACCGGGCCAGGAGAGTAACTGGGACGCTAGGGCGCAACACGGCGGCCCGGCGCTGAGCTACTATCAGTTCGAGAAGATAGGCGTGGATGGCGTGCTGGAAGCGGTGCCTGACTGGTCGCGCGCGGTGCTAGCGGCCAACGACATTCCAGTGGCAGAGGCGCATGCGGCAATCCAGTACCACGACCCAGTAGCGACAGCGTTCGCCCGGCTGTTATTGTGGAGCGATCCAGCACCTCTGCCGTTCGTCGGCGATCAGGCTGGTGCCTGGGACTACTATCTTCGCTGCTGGCGGCCAGGGAAGCCCGACGAAACCCGCTGGCCGCACTGCTACCAAACAGCGATGGAAATCATTCTGTCGCCTGTTCGGTTCCCGTCCGGTCAGGCCCTATATTACGCGACAGCGTGAAACATCTCATTATACCCATAATTTTGATCGCTTCCTGCGCAGCGGATGCAGCGCAGCCGAGTTGCCGTTACGTATTCAACTATCGCCTGGAGGATGGCTGGCAAGAACGTGGTGGCTGGGTGGCGAAATCCGGCCAAATCACCGTGGAGACCGATCCGTATCTTTTCATGCGTGGCGGTTGGGGAATGACGGTCTGTGCAGAAGGAACGACAACAATAAGGTTCTTCAGCGTCGGCAGCAGACAATAGGCGGGGGCAGGCACCATGGACTTCGTTGCCGAATTATCCGACGACGGAAAGCGTGTTCTAGTCGAGAGCTTTGCCAACACGACGTTGGTGTCTGTCATGTTCAAGCTAGCACGCATGCTCGCTGAGGACCCGGAGCTACGTTACAGCCGCGATGTATGGGTCAAGCGCGTCGGAGGACTCGATGCCTGACTTATTGGGCATACTTGTCGGCTGCTTTGTCGCAATCAGCTTGGGACCCTTGATCTGGCGCTTCGGTTACAAATGCAGCGGCTATGATGGTCCGAGCCGCCTAAGCCATAAGCCGTGGCGAAGATGATCGAGTGATGTCCCGTGCGCCGTCGATCTCACAGGTAGGTCACCTGGACCGGCGCGCGCTTAGGCCGCAGATGATAGCCGCGCCGCTCTAGCGCGTCGCAGACTTTCTCGCCGATACCGTGCGTCAAGACAAGAAAGAGAAATAGGATTAGCGCACCTAGTAAGATCAGAACCAACGAAACTGGAAACGCGCCAGCGACGGAAGAGAACGACGCTAGCCACCAAGCGAGGCCGAACCACGTCGCTAGAATGAAGACGGCTAGGGCGATACCGACACCGCTTTCAGTCAGTTCGCGGCGTGGCTCGCGGGCTATGTTTGACAGTGACATGCCTTGACCCTCCCGGACAGGAACAATACAGCATGTATGTCCAAGTCCCAACTGGAGGCGTCAATCAGGGCTTCACGTGGGTCTTCGTTCCCAGCGACGTCCCGCCGTCGATCTCACAGGTAGAGCACGAGCGCGAGGCATCTGAATTCGCCGCTGAGCGGCATGATGCGGAGAAGCAGACCAAAGAGGCTGTGGACTACGGTGAGGGCATGCCGCAGAGCCATTGTGGTATCTGCAAGCACTTCATCGAGCCGGACGGCTGCGCATTAGTCGAAGGAGTTATTAAAGCAGAGGATTGGTGCAAGCTCTTCGAAAGGGAGGGTCGGGCCGATGAGCAAGTGGCGACGCTGGCGCCTGTCACAGGCGATCCTCAGAGTCGCGCGGCCGGCGTCATGTTCTTCTGCAAGAGTGACGGAGGAGATCAAGCGCTATTCGTCAAGCACAGAGAGCGTGGCACCTGGGAGTTCCCAGGAGGCATCATCGAGGCCGGAGAGAGTGCCGAGACCGCCGCCCTCCGAGAAGTAGGCGAGGAAATTGGCGCAGTAACGCACGGCAAGATGTCGATGCTGATGCGGGATCGCCTGACTGGGACCGATTACAGCACGTTCCAGGCGCGGGTCGCGGAACCATTCGAACCGACGCTCAGCGACGAGCTAGAGGACTTCGAATGGGCGCCGATGGACCAGCCGCCGGAACCTATGCACCCGGGCGTCAGGTTGGTCCTAGAGCGGGTCCGGATGGACGAGCTGGACATCGCGCGCGCCATCGCCGAGGGCCGCCTGTCGTCGCCTCAGCAGTATGAGAACCTATGGCTCTTCGCGCTTCGTGTCACAGGAACAGGCGCGAGCTATCGGCCCGAGCTGAATGAACACGTCTGGCGCGATCCTGGTCTGTACCTCAATCCAGACTTCTTAGCCCGCTGCAACGGATTGCCTGTTATCTGGCAGCATCCGCCTGACGACGTGCTGAACCAGCAAGAATTCGAGAATCGCATTATCGGCGCGCTGATGCTGCCCTATATTGTCGAGGATGAAGTGTGGGCCGTGGCGCGTATCTATGACCAAGGCGCGGCGCAGCTTATGCTGGACTATCCGCTATCGACCAGTCCCGACGTGATGTTCCGTGATCCTGAGGTAAACGAAAGTCGGAAGCTTGAGGGCGGAAAGACGCTGCTCATCGAGGGCAAGCCGTCGCTGCTCGATCATCTCGCTATCTGTAGTTTGGGTGTGTGGGATAAATCAGGCGAGCCGACGGGCATCGCTAAGGGAGAACCTATCATGGCGAATGCCGAGTTGTTGCCTGACGTGCGGGTGGATCAGATCGATCGCCTTTCCTCAATCTACGTCGCATTGAGCGACATGCTCGACCGCTTGGCCTGATGCGGTGGTCGATGAAGCAATTCGACGGCTTCCCGAGTGGGCGAAGTATGCCCTTACGGCGCTGCTTACTTCCGCCGGCTTGTTGATCGGCTTTGGCCACATCTCTGGCGTCGTCGATAGGGACGCCGAAAGAATGACCCGGATGGAAGCGCAGATGAGCGCGATGACGATTCGGGCAAACGAAGCGATTACGGCCGGTATGGCGACCAACGCGCAGCAGTCTGAGGTGCTCACGAATCTTGCGCAGCGAATGTCAGACATGGAACGCGCGCGCGATAATGGCCGCGAGGCGCTAGCGCTGATCAATCAGAAACTGGCGACGATGGACATCAGCACTTCGAATCTGGCGCGCATAGTGCAAGACATGCGGATCGATTTGCAGGGGCACATCATGCAAGTCCACCCGTATTTTAAGGAGCCGCCGACGTAGTCTCGGCACTTCTAATCCCTTTCCTCTGAACACGGCGCGATCCTCGCCCGCCGTGCGCTTGCCTAATGCGCGAGGTTCATGGCCGGGTTGCCGGCGAAGGAGAGATGCCATGGCTGACAACCAGGCGCCAACCAGTGATGAAAAGATCGCTGCACTAGAAGTCGGCCTCGGCGGCCTCATGACTAAGTTTGAGAAGTTGGCCGATTACATCATGAGCCGCAAAGACAGCGCTGACACTAAGGCGGATGCCGATCGTGCCGACGATAAGGCGGCTAAGGATGCCGCGCGCGACACGCTGTTCGGTGGCAAGCGCAAGGCCGACGCGTCTAAGGCGGACGAGGCTGAAGACGAAGACGACGATGACGATAAGAAAGAGGCGAAGTCCGACGAGTCCGAGGATGAGGACAAGGATAAGGACGAGGACGACAAAGAAGAGAAGCGCGACGACGAAGCGGGTGATCCAGCACCTATGGCGGCCGATGATGATCGTCGCAAGGATCGTAAGGACTGGGAGTCCGACAACGTGAATTCCAAGAATCGAGCCTCTTGGCGCGGTGACGCGGACGAAGAGGACAAGGACGAGAAAAAGGATGCAGAGCGCAGTGATGCGCGTGCTGACGCCACCGCCCGCGAGATGCAGGCGATGCGCGAGCAGATCGCTCGCTTGCAGCGTGAAGTAAAGCGCCCACGTCCTATGACCGACGATGAGATGAACGATCTCGCCGAGCGTCAGCAGGAGTGGGCTCGTGTGGCCCAAATGCACGGCACCACGCCGATCCGTCCCATGGATGGCGAGCGGATCAATACTTATGACCGCCGCATGTCCCGCGCCTTCCAGAAGTATTCGCCGAAGTGGAAGGACACCGATCTCTCGCAGATGCCTCCTGACGTGATCTCGAAGATTATCGCTCCCGAGATCAGGGCAGACACCGCGTCTGCTGCGTATCGGGTCGATCCGGCAGAGGGCGGCATGCTGCGGGAAATCCGCAGGACTGATCGCACCGGTCGTGTCATCAGCGAATTCGTCGGCCCGGTCGGTGCGGTCAACGGCGCTTTGGCACCGTTCCGCATGCCTTCGGCGCGCGTCCGTCGCATCAACACCAATCCTAACCTGTACTAAGGGAGCGCCGTAAATGGCCGCTAACATCTCGTTCAACCCTATGGCGGTCACCACCGCCGCAGGGACCTTCTCTGTTCAGAGCGAGGGCTACATTCAAGGTGTGGCGCTCGACGATCCTGCGACGCGCTTCTCGTTGTCTGGTGGTGTGCTCGCGGCTGCCGAGACGCTGCCGATGTGGGGCGGCGTAGGTCTGTACCTCAATCTTGGATATCCGCCGATACAGACCGCCTTGCCGCAGGACAATCTTGGGCCGATCGTGGGACGTGCGACCACGACCGCGCTCATTCAGGGCTTCAGCGTCTACAATCAAGCGCACAACATGATGGTCGCGCCGGGCGGCGATATTGCGCCGACTGCGGGCAATCTGATGTCGGTGCACTTCCATAGGCTCGGCAGCGGTGCGCGTGTCGTGGTCAAAGCCGACCCTGCCCTAGCCTCGCTAGAGGGCGGCGTCGAGAACGCACAGGTCTCCTGGGACACGACTGCTCAGGTGCTTCAGCCGTATCAGGCATCCGCCGGCACCGCGAGCATCACCGGCATCACGGTAGCGAGCGGCGTGGCTACTGCGACGCTCTCAGGTGCGATTTCCGGCTGGACACTGACGGCCGGCGACACTGTGGTGATTTCCGGGGCAACCAACTCCGGCACTGCTCCGGTTGGCTTGCTGAATACCGCGCAGAGGATCGCCAGTGTGGTTTCCTCGACGGTGTTTACTTTCAACCTGCCGACCAACCAGGGCACCTGGGGCACGATCGCCGGCACCATCTTGCTGAACTACGGCGGCGGTGCTTTGGCCTGCAAGATTCTCGGGCTGAACATCGGCAATTCGAAGGTGATCGTCTACGACGCGGTGAACAACGTTGCCCGCTGGGACAACACCGGCAGCACCGCTGTCATTCTGATCTAAAAACCCGGGCGCGGGTGATGCGCCTCTCACATAGTTAGAAGGTAAAGTCCGATGGCAACTATCTCGCCCTCTTGGACGCAGGTGCATCCCAGCTTTATCGAGCCGGATATCCTGCTCCCATACAATCAAGCATCCGGTGCATTCGAAACGCTCGCGGGCGGTGATCCGCGAGTGCGCATCGGCAACGAGGACCTTTATGTCTACATTAAGAGGTTCGACATTCGCACGAGAGTGGCGTCGGGACAGAGCGCCTATAATCAGCTCCCGAACGTCAACGTGGCGATGAACACCATCTCAGTGCCGACATACCTTAACAGGGTGCGCGCTGAATATGATCATCACGACACTGCGGCCACCGCCGAGTGGGGTGCCTCGATCGTCGAGGTGCAGCGCCTCGGTATGCGACAGGGGCACTTCCAGTTGCTACGGAACATGCTGCTCTACGGCATGAATCCGGGCAACAACGAGGGCCTGCTTAATGCTCCGGGTGCCACTACCGTATCGCTGCCGGCTGATGGTGGCGGCAACACCACCTTCGTCACTTACGACAATGGCCAGCTCGCCATTTTCTTCCTGACGCAGATCGCCGCGCTGAAGGCACGGACGATGCAGTTCGGTATGCCGAACCGCTTCGTGGTGCTAGGTCCGGCACGCATCTTGGGTGGCATGGCGACGCAAAACATCGTGCAGCTCACGGCGTTCCAGCGTCCTGGTGCAGGCTCCGCGACCACCAAGGGCGTGATCGATATCGTCGAGACCGACAACGGCGACCAGATCGCCTGGGCCTATGACGACACGCTGATCGGCAAGGGTGCCGGCGGCACCGACGCGATTCTGCTGATCATGCCCGAGGTGCAGAAGCCTGTCGGTCGTCCGTTCAATACCAATGAGTTTGCTCAGCTCTCTCCGGGGCTGGACGCTTGCTCGTTGCAGTATCTCGACATGGCGGCTCCGAGAGAGATTCCGACACCGCTCGCCGGCGGAGCGATCGACGTGCTGTCAGAGTGGCGCGCGACGCCGGGCTGGCTGATCCGTCCCGAGGCGCTGACCGTGATCTCGATGCAGTATCAATAGGAGGCAGCCATAGCTAAGCTTTACGTCGCGAATCTTTCTCGGCAGGAACATCAGTTCAAGTATCGGGTGCCTGCCGAAGAAGATTTTTCCTTTGGTCCAGAGCGGACGCAGATCATCGCGGGCGGCGCGCAGCAGCAAATCTATGGCGAAGCGCCGCTTATCGTTCTGGACCGCATAGTAGAGCAGCACCGTCAATACGGTATCGTCGAGGCTAGCGATCTGATCAGATTCAAGGGCTTCGCCCGACTGGTCTATTCGTTCGACGAGCCCGTGCCTCTCGACAAGCTGCACTATGGCGTGGACCACAATCAAGGTGCTCTGTTCGATCTAGCCTTGCAGCAGCGCCAAGAGGGTGCGGCGGCCTTCAGCTTGGCTGTGGAACAGAACCTAATGGAAGCGCAGCACAACGGAGCCATACGCGGTTCCGCTGAGCTTCGCTCGGTCTCCGTCGAGACGCTTGAGGACAGCGACAACCCGAAATTCGGTGAGGGCATCAAGATCGATCGCCTAGTGCCGAGAGAGCTGCGCAGCAGGACGGGATGAGCTTCACGCAGATAACCAACGGGCCGACGATCGAAGGCTATCTTGCCTTCCTGCGCGAAGGCGTGGGTATAGGCCCAGAGTATCTGCCGGACGATTCGCTCTGGGTGCAAGCGACGTTCGACATGGCGAGAGCCACCGTCAACGACGCGCTGATCTGGGCTGATTGTGGACGCTCGGTATATACCATGGCGGTCTATAATTACGGCGCCGACCGACTGCTTAATCTAGCGAATGACGCGGCAGGACAGTGCTTCTTCCGCGACTTGCGGTCGTCACTAGGACTTCACTCTTTCTCCGCTGGGCTTGTGGTATCATCGTCGGACCAGGGAACGTCGCAAACGCTGGAGATCATCGCGGCAGCCAAGAGCATGACGCTGACTGATTTGCAGATGATGAAGACGCCGTATGGTCGGGCGTATCTCGATTACGCACAGAACTACGGCGGCAACATCTGGGGTCTGACCACCGGGCGGAGGGCATTCTAATGGCGCAGGCGCCATGGGAACCACAGCCTAGATCAAGGGTAACAACGATCGCTGATGTGATCGGTCTGTTAGATCACATTGCGCGGCAACTCTATGCAGCGCAGGAAGAAGTGCATAAGACACTGCACCAGTTAATTCGCCGGATCGGAGTAACGCCACCGACGGCAGAGGAGAACGCAGCGGCGATCCTCGCTGCGCTCAAGCCTTACTTTGAGTATGTGGATCAACGGTTCGACAACATACAACAGGAGATCATAACCATGTCTGAGACGGTTTCTGCGGCCTACGAAAACCTGAAGTCCAAGGTCGAAGCGCTGACCAACGAAAAGGACGCGGTTGTCGCCTTTATTGCGGGAGTGCCTGAGCTGATCAGGACCGCAGTGCAGGAGGCGATGGCTCGGGGCGCGACGCCCGAACAGCTTGCTGCTCTCGATGCCCTAGCCACCACCATCGACGCAGATACCCATGCCATGGCCGACGCCGTGGCAGCGAACACGCCATCCCAGCCGCCGGCCGAACCGCCAGCAGAGCCGCCGGCAGCCTGATGGTCGCTCAGTCTCCTTACGAGGGCATGTCGCCGGAAGTCGTCCACTATCGAAAGACGCACGCCTTTCCGCGAGGCAGCGTCGCGACGGAGTCCTTCACGCCCAATGCTGCCGAGCAGCAACCGGCGCCTAGCAGCGACGAGACGGCTCCGGAGGACTGAATCCCGTGCTCACGTTGCATCTGGGCGTCCTGGACCAGCACTACGGTCAAGCTGGCGCCAAGACGACCGGCGAGATCGGCGACATACTGGAGGGCAAATACGGCCTATTCAGTGTGTTCGCCGATATGCACGGCCAGCAAATTCAGGACGAAGTGACCAATGCCCTGATGGGCACGGTCGAGACGATGGTCATGCGACCGCGAGCGGATATCGATCGGCTGCGCGCCAACGCGTTCGCCTCGGCGACCGGCAAGATCGAGGAAGCCTTCCGCGACGCGATCGACAAGCAGCTCTATGACGGACGGATACCCGGCGTGCCGACACAAGCTGCGCTGGACGGCGTGCGGCACTCGTGGAAGCGCCCATATCGGCGTCGTGGCGGGCGCCAGAGCAACGTGCAGCCCGGCCAGCCTCGGGCCAGCTTCTTCGACACCGGGCTGCTTTCGAGCAGCTTCCGTGCCTGGGTGGACTGACGTGTTTCTACTGATCCAAGCGATGATCCTGATTTTCTTTGGCGCAGTGGTGTGGGTGATGCTTGACCACATACGCCGTGAGAGGGGTGGAACCTTGCAATGTCTGGAATGGCTGCATTCGAGGCGCCACGAAAGCCTCAGCCTAGAAGGCGAACGCGGACCATCCGACTAATCCGCTCAGGACAGATCGCCACGACTGTGCATATCCCGGACGACGGGATCGCATACGATCTAATCCTCTACCAGAGCAAGGTTTACATCCGGCGCAAGCCAGACCTCTACGGCGAGGCAACCATGTGGCCGATCGTGAGCGAGCTAGATGCCGACACTTGAGGAATTGTCGGCAGCCGGCGGACCATTGCATGACGCGCTTGCTGCTGGCATAGCCGATATCTCGCAGGCAACGACGGTCTGCTTCACGATCTACCAAAAGATCGTTCTTCCCTTAGACGGCTACGTGTTCTGGATACGCACCGGAGGCTTTGAACAGCCAGGGTCGATCCACTATGCCGCAACGCGGGTGCAAGAGGAGAGTGAGACCCGCGCGCGCAACACGGTGATCTTCACCACACAGGAGCAGGTTCAAGACCTGAACGCGCAGGACAGCCAGACTCTGGTGATCGGCGAAATTGGTGATCAGCGCTATGCGTTCGGCCGCTATGGCTGGTTCTATCCGCAAGCCGGCGTGTGGCACTACCAGGGCGATGGCATCAATCCATCGATGGCGACGCAGCTTGTGGACGATAGCTCGCAGCTCGATCCGTCGAAGGTGATCGTCTCAGGCAGCCTGCCGGCGTGGCTCAAGCTGGTGAGTTACCTGCCGGTCTGGGTTACTTGGCCGAAGAACCGCAATCCACAGATCACGCTCTATCCGTCCTACTTGGTGCCGGACAATCAGGAGCCGCCCTATGGTGCGGTGCACATCGAACCGGCCGAGGCGTTGCAGGACATCCCGTGGCTTTCGCAGAAGTACAGCCACTACCAGCTCACGCGCGAGCATGTGCGGATCACGCTCTACGGCTGCAATAATGAGATTGCAGCCGATCTGCTCGACCTGATCCTGCAATACTCGGACGATTATAATGCCTTCGGTCTTATGAGCATGCCGACGATCCGTGACGAAAAGATGCCGTGGTCAGAAGGCATGGTGATCGCTCAGCGTAAGACGATCGAATTGGATGTGTCCTATGTCCAGACCAGGATCAACGACATCGCGAGGCAGTTAATCCTCGAAGCGACAGTCCAGATTATGCCGGAAGGTTCTATGCGCACCGCAGGGCGCTTCGCAGCGGTGGCAGGGTTTAGCGCCGCCATCTCGTAAATCTAACAGGAGTTCGACCCATGCCGCAGGGAGCACAGCTCATCCGCGAGGTTATGCACGCGACCGGTTACGTCGCGAACATCACCGCCACAGCCGGAACCGCACTGAAGACGACGCCAGCCAAAGTATCGCGCGTGTTCGTTAATGCTGCTAGCACCGCAGCCGGTGGACTCTATGATTGCGCCGCAGTAGCGAACACGGCGGCAGCAAAACTGGTCTTCACCATTCCCGCCACTGTCGGCGTCTACACGATCGAATGCCCGTTTGCCACCGGCGTCACGGTATTCCCTGGTGCCGGCATGACGCTCGCGGTTTCGCTGGCGTAGTCCCTCACGCGACGGAGCTGCTTCCATGGTTCAAATTGTCGAGGTCTCTGTAAGCCTGGTACAGGCGCCGACTCCGTCGCTGCTCCAACAGACCGGTGCGTTCATCTCGCAGGGCGGCACCAATACTGCGACGGGCACGCTGACGCTGCTCACTGGCGTCGCCGACCTAGCGGCCATACAGCCGGGATCGCTTTCTAAAGCGATCTCGACATTAACGTGGGCGACGGGCACGGTGACCGCAACCACGGCAGCGCCGCACGGTCTTACTAACGCATCCACGGTGCATGTTACGATCGCCGGAGCAGCGCCCAGCGGCTACAACGGTACATTCACCGCGACAGTGACGGGCGCAAGCACATTCACCTATCAGGTCGCCGTAAATCCGGGAACTGAGACGGTGCCGGGCACCTATACGATGGTCTCGGTAGCCGAAGTGCTATCGATGGCCACGACGTATTTTGCTCAAGGCACAATGCAAAGCGTCTATGTGTTGGAGCTTGGCCCAGGCGGTGCGGCCGATGGTGTGACCACGCTGACATCGTGGCTGCTCAGCAATCCGGCCACAGTATATTCCTTCCTTGTGCCTCGCTCATGGGATGCGGTCGCAAGTTTCCTCACTCTTCTCGCGTCCTATGAAGCGCCGACTTCGCTCACGTATTTCTGGGTCACGACCACGACCAGCAATTACACGAGCTACACTGACACTATGAAGTGCGTCATCTCGATGGTCGAGGCGCCGTCCCGTCCGGCTGCGGAGTTCTCCTTAGCCGCCGCGTTCTATCAGTCGCTCTCGTATCGACCTGGGCCGATCAATCGGATGGCGCCTCTGAACTTTAAGTACCTGTTCGGAGTGACGGCATATCCGACGATCGGCAACGGCGCTCTATTGCAGGCACTCAAAGACGGGCATTGCAACTGGGTATCCACTGGAGCCGAGGGTGGTCTCAGCAACACAATGATCGTGTACGGCACCAATGAGGACGGCCGGGACTTCTCCTACTGGTATTCGGTCGATTACACACAGATCAACGGTCACATGGTTCTGGCGAACGAAGTGATCAACGGATCGAATAACCGGGTGAATCCGCTGTCCTACGATCAGCACGGTATCAACCGGCTGCAAGCGCGGCTGACGCAGCTTATGAGCAACGAGGTCTCCTATAATCTGGCGGTCGGCACTGTGACCTCCACACAGTTGAACACCAACGACTTCGTGCAAGCGCTGGACGAAAACCAGTTCACCGCGCAGGCTGTGGTAAATGCCGTGCCGTTCGTGGATTACGCCAGCGCCAATCCTTCGGACTTCAAGGATGGTATCTATCGAGGCCTGACGATCGTCTACATTCCGCAGCGCGGCTTTACCCAGATCGGACTAGCGCTGATCGTGAGCGACTTCCTCACGTTCTAATGCCGTCTCGTGGCCGGATTAGGGGCAAGTTGAACGAACCCATTCCCGATACGGATAACGGCTCCCATCTCTGAATTAACTTCTGGTGCAATTTCAGCAATGAAGTCGCGGAGAGCAAACGGCTCTATCTGCTCTTCGAACGTCACGAGGAAGTAGATGGGCAAACTATAAGTCCATCCAATTTGGACATCCGGCCATCTTTCTTTAAGTCGGCTCTCGACCGCCTTCTCATGCTTTGCATTCAAATGGAAGTAGACCTGCCTGACGGTCGGCGGTGCGGCCTCGCTCATATGTTCCTCTCAAGGATCAGATATGCCAAATATTTTCTCCGTCACTCTAAGCAACGGGCAGACGCTTAGCGGAGAACTGGCCGCCGATCCTAAACCGTCGCAGAGCAATACGACGATAAACTTCGCACTACCCACCGGCAAGACGGTCAATAAGTCTCTATTCGGATTTAGCTGCTCGACCTATGGCGGCGAGTTCTTCAGCAATCAGACGTTCCGCAATACCGCCAACACTTACCTGAAGCCGGCGCTCCTCGCGTTCAATGCTGATTGGCAATTGGACTGGAAGTATGCAGCCGGCGACATGGGCACGATCAACGCGCTGCTCGGGAACTATAAATCCTTCTGCCAACCAGATGTGCGCGTGGTGATGGGTGTTTGCCACAAGCCCACGGGCGGCGCAGGAACACGTGCTGGTCAGGCTGCAAATTTTGCGCGATGGCTGAACCAGAACGGTCACAGCAACATCCTCGACTTCCACGTCGGCACGCTATGGGACCGCGAGTCCGGCTGGCCACAGAGCACAGTGATCGAATACTTCACCGCCGTCGCTGACGCGCTGCATGCGGTGAATCCGATCTACCGTGTGTGGGGGCCGGCGCAATGGGACCCTGGGCAGTTCGCCGATGCCACCTTCGCCAATAGCGTCGGCTCGCGTTGCGGTGGAGTGGACTGGGTCTCGTATGACTGCACGGGCAACGGTCAGGGTAACGTCACCGATCTCGCCAACGCCTACGGGCCGAAGGGCGTGCAGAATCCAGACGCGCTCGTGCAGCGTAGCGCGCTTTCAGGCTCGACGCTCGCGCATATCCCGCTAGGCACATTCGATTACAATATGGGCGAGGCGACGGTTAACGGCGCGCTCACAACGGTCAATCAAGCCGGGCAGTATTCAGGCGGCATATATGTGCTCTGCTACCTGTTCGGGCTGTGGCGCAGCACGACCGGCGTGGATGCGTGCGCGATGCAGAACATCGTGCGCTATCAAACCGAAGGTGCGATCGGTAATAGCCAGCTTAATAACGACCTGACCCGGGTTTCCTGCTCAGGCTACATCCTCGGCAAGCTTGGACGGGAATTCTCCGGCCCAGAGGTCGCATGCTCGACCACGCTGCCGAGATTGGTGGTATGGACTACACAGCCGGAGTCATCGCGCTTCGCGATGGTGCTGATCAATTACGATACGTCGAACGCACGGACGGTCGTTCCCGACTGGGGCGGAAAGAAGCCTACCGGGCAAGTGGCTCGGTGGGAGATCGGCAAGCAGGGCGGCACCACGCCCACGCCGCAGAGCGGCACGCAAGCAGACATCAACTCAATTTCGGTGCCATCGGAGACTGTCGTGTTGCTCACCGGGGCGCTCGCTTAGGAAGGGATTAGTGTATGTCAGGGACGCTGACAGGACAGGCGGTTGTCACGCTGAGCGATGGCACGGTGCTTAGAGGCACACTGACCTCCTCTGCCGCACCGCCGCCACCTCCACCTCCATCTGGCGGCAATCGTCCAGGTGCACCGACTAATCTTAGCTCACCAGCGCAGACCTCCTCGACCATCACTATTGCTGCCGGTCCTCCGAGTAGCGGTGGTGCGCTTGATTTCGGCGAGTATCGCGTCCAATTCAAAGAAGCCAGTGCAAGTTCCTGGTCAATCGGCCCTACAGTGCCTTACTGTTCACCCGCGAAAGGCAATGTGACCGACGCCTTTGGGAATGTATGGACTATCGTTCCGAGCGGCGGCCCGCAGCCCGATGCGGTAATGGTCAACGGCTCGTATGGCGACGGCTATAATGCGACCAGCGTCTTGCTTTGTGACGGCCAAGTTTTTCACGTCAACAAAACTAATCAGTGGTACAGTTTCAGGCCGACCGGCAGATTAACCGGCAATGTCGCGTGGCGCTCCGCGCCCGGCCAGCCGCAGCCGGTGATCACGCAACTAAAGGCGAACACGCAATATAACGTGACGATGACCGTCACAAATTCCTCTGGTGAAAGCGACAAGACTTCGCAACTCAACGTAAGCAGTGCACAGACCGGCACCGTTCCACCGACTCCTCCTCCATCGCCTCCTTCGCCTCCAGCTCCGCCACCGCCGAGCACTGGTGACGCTCCGCCCTCCTACGCGGCGGCTGTGGGCTATACTAGGCGCACTCATGGTCCTGCCGTGACCCTGGGACAGAACTGGTTCGTCATTCCTGGCCAGCGCGTGCGACAGAACAGTGATGGATCGGTGACTGATCCCGGACCCGGTGGCGGCTCTTGGCATTACAACAGCCACATCGATACCGCGACCAACCATAATTCGACCTTCCGTGGCGTGGGCTTCGGCGGTGGCGGATACTTCGAGATCGACATGCTGATCGAAAACCCGCTCGTCGGGTATCGTGAGCCTCCGCAATCTGGCTGGCCGGCATGGTGGTGCGACGCTGTCGAGGGTGGCTTCAGCGACTACAGTGTTTCTCCTGGGCCATCGGTGCAGCACATCGAGTTCGATGCGGCTGAATTTATGGCGGCCAACAATCGCGAATACTCTGCCGGGATCATCCACTGGTCAGATGCAGAGAATCCTAATTGGCGATTCAATAGTGGCGTGATCGGCCAGGACTCCACTGTCAGATTGCCTAGCAACAATAACTTTGGCGTCCGACACAAGTACGGTTGGCTCTGGGTGCCCGCGACCGCCAATTCGCAGGGCTACATCAAAAATTACTACGATCGCCAACAAGTCGGACAGACTTACACATGGACGCCATATGTCTCTGGCAACAAAGCGCAAGACCCAGGCGATCCACCGTGGTCGATCATCGATCGTCAGCACATGCACTTGATGATCGGCACGTGCAATGAGAATCCCATGACGATCTACACTGTCACGGTCTGGCAGAAGGACGACAGCAAGAACCTTCGTGTTGGCGTCTCTCTGCCGACATGATGGGTTGGCTGTGCCATTTCCGGCTATGTGACTGGGTGCACATCCAAGGCGGCATTTGGCAGTGCCGGCGCTGTAAGACGATCTCGGTGGGCGGACTGCCGACACCCACGATGAGGCCACCGGAAATAGGAGGCGACCATTCCAAACCCACTGATCAACCAAGGAAGCCTCAACCGACTGAAGGCTTCGATCGTCTGGCCGAGCAACGCGTCACTGAACGTGACGGCCGGCTACTTATCGAGGCGTGGGATAGCTCTCGCGCTCGACGGCGACAGCACGACATTCATCAATACGATGACGGGCGCAGTCACCAGTCCAGAGCCGTACATGATGATCACGTGCACGATCCATCTGATTCGCACACAGACGCTGGGTTCGCAATACAAGCGGCAGATGGAAGCTAACGCGTTGATCGGTGACGGCACGGTGCGACCGGACGTGCAGACCGGCACTGGAATCGATCCGTTCCAGATCGTCAATTGCGCCATCCAAGGCGTAAACGAGATGAGCTTCGCGGGCGACGACGCGGACTTCTCGGTGCGGATAAGGGGCTATTTCCTCGTGAACGCAAATATGTGGGACTAGGTGAGGTCGGCGCGGATGCGCTGATAGTGTGGTCCCGAGCTGATGTCGGGGCATTGCGTCTTTTTGACGTTTCCTCAGATCCTTCTCCCAGCCTCAACGCTGCCCCTCCCTGGGACGGGGCTGGGAGACTTTTTTAATGAAAGATTGGCGATACGATAACACCGCGCCGAGTTGGGTGTTCTACAGCCGCGTCGTTTTCCACATGAGCTGGTGCTTGCTCGTGCTCTGCGGATTTCACGCGGCGCCAGTGATCGTGTTATGGTCCATGCTTCTGGGTGTCTGGCCGTTCTCGCTAATGGATCAGTGAGGCGTCAATGTGGGTCTGGGATGGTTACCGATGGCGGTTCTTTTCGCTCTCCGGGCCTTGGTTCCCGCTGCTTGACGCACCGCCCGAGTTGCCGACGCGTCCGCCGAAGCCTGTAATCCATGAAGGGCCGGTCGCACCGGACGAATACATTGCGCTTATCCTGTCGGAACGCGACTGATGACGCTAGTCATGCGGTGTGACGGAGACGACTGCGACAAGGAATCGATCGCCATGGTCGATCCATCGGGTCGCGTGAGGTCGATGGATCAAGGCTGGTGGTATGTGCGCACGGATGACGGATCAAAGTGCGGTTGTTGCGACGAACACTTTGCGCAGGCGATGAAGCAGAAGGCGGCATGAAATGACACGCTGGCAAGTGAGCTTTGATGGCGCGCCGTATACGCAGCTTGTCGAGGCGGAATTCCTGGCGATCGAACACGGTGTGCTGGTGTTTCGCGATGCACCGGCCGGCGTGATCAGGTTTTCCTGGGCCGCAGGGCACTGGAAAGCGGTAGAGACGGTGGAGAGGAATGTTGATCAGACGGACCGCTTCAGCACTGCCACCAGGGACGTGGTCCAGGGCTAGGCACTAGGAGCAACATGCACATCGACGAGACCCTTTATCTTGTCATGCAGATTGACCGCAGCGACGGCACAACGTTGCACGTGCATGCCGCGCCGATCTCGCGTGAGGCGTTCGATCGCTATTGGCTGCCGCTCTCGAAAGCATTCACACAAATCTACAGCGAGGGACTGCATGTCCTCGGTGCACGGATCGCTGCTAAGGCGCTGAAGTCGGTATCTGAACAGCTCCGCGTCTGGGATGGCCCGATGGGTGTCGAGCGCGGGCTTATGCCGGAGATACGCCGGCTGGCCAACGTGGTGGCGCCTGGAGCTGGTAGCAACGGCCATTCCACCGGTTGGCAGATGATCCCTTACGAGGACGCGAAAAAGGACGGGCTGCTCGACCAGGACGATGCGGACGAGGTGGAGGGCGCCCTGGTTTTTTTTACGCTCGCTTGGCGGCTGAATCGACGGAGCGAGAGACGGGAGCTGATCGACGGCGTTGGTGCGCTGTGGGGTGCTTTGACATCGTCGCGGAACTTATCGGAGTTCGCCGCTGGTTTGCCGACCTCGACCGCGACCGCCAGTACTGGCGAGACGCACCCGGCTCACTCCTCGCAGGAATCCTGGACTGGGCGTCCAACGACGGGTTCGCCGAGTGTGTCACTGAACGCGCCGATGGCGAATTTCCCTTCCATTCCGCAGTAGAGTTCCGCCAGCGCCATCTAATCCGAGCGTCGCGGGTAGGAGGCTGAGATGGCGCTTCGGCCGATCATCGATGTCCAGGTAAACGATGCTGCGGTCGATCGCTACGTGGCCAAACTACAGCGGGCGCAGCAGCTCGCGCGGACCATGCCCACCGTCGGCGCTGGAGGGCTGCTGGGCGGCCGGGGCGGTCAGACGGCAGAGGAACGCGCGGCGCCACACGCGGAGCGCCTGACGCGCGCCTGGGCGCTGATGCGGCAGGACTCTCGGGAGGTCGTCCGGAACGTCCGGGAGATAGCCTCGCGGTTCCTCTCGATTGCGACCTCCATCACCAAGGCCGGGGCAGCGCTCACCGGCCTCGCTACGGCCTTCGGCGGCCTAGGCTTCAATGCTCTAGCTCGCAACGCGGCAGCCGCTAGGCAGCAAGCTGCGGGCCTGGGCACCACAAGCTCCGGCATGTTCGCAGCACAGACGGCTTTCGGTCGGTTCGGTGATCCGAACCAACTGATGAGCTGGATGCGTGGCGTGCAAAACGACTCGCGCAATCCAGCATGGTCGATACTAGGTCAGTTGCGCGGCCGGCCGCTTATGCAGAACGAGGATACCGCATCAGCGCTATCCCAGGTTCTGCCGCTCATTCAGAGGCAAATACAGGAGATCACTGCCAATCCGGCAGCGGCGCCGCGCCTGACTGAACTGATGGAGGCACGCTTTCCTGGCCTGCCTCAGGATGTGATCCAGCGTCTACAGCGGGCGTCGCCTCAAGAGATGCAGCGGATGACCGGGCTGTTCGGTCAGATGCAGCAGCAGTTCCGACCGGCGGAGCAAGGAGAAGGAGCGCTTCAGGAATTCGTCACTCGGCTTGATAGAGCAGGGCGGGCGATTGAGCGGACACTAACAGAGCGGTTCGGTGATCCAAAGTTCGTCGAGGCCATGGACAAGCTGGTGCAAGCTTTCTCGACGCTTGCAAACACCATCGTCGATAAGCTGACGGCGCCCGGGACGATCGATAAGCTCGCAGGTTATATCAAGCAGTTTTCTGATGCGGTCGGCAGCGAGTCATTCCAGACCGCCGTCAGGACATTTATCGATAATGTCGAGGCGATGGCGAGCAAGATCGTCTCTGCCATGCGCTTTCTCCATTTAATCCCAACGGGTGACGAAGCGAAGCCTGCCGCCGATGCGCAGGAAACCATCGGACCGGTCGGCGGAGGTATAACGGGTGGAATAGCTGGCCTAATGATGGGCCATCCATTTCTCGGCGCAGGTCTCGGTGCAGCTTTCCTATCAGGCGCACCTGATCCGACTTCCCGAAAAGGGAAGTTTATTCCCGGCAAGAGCTTGCAAGACTTTCTCGATATGATGGGCTTCGGCGGGTCGAAGGAAGATGCCAAGCCGAGCGAGGGATTAGGCTTCGTTCCAGGTAAGGGATTCGTTCCGTCCACGCCGGGCCAGGAGCCGCAGATCGATCCGAATGAGCCGCTATTCAGACGGAGGGCACCGCGACCGCTGTTCCAGCCGAGCGCCTTCACTCAAGGCGGCGAGGGCATCGGTGTCTTTGCGTTGCGCCCGCTACCGGTCGATATCGTCGGCTTCGGTCGATTCGAAGGCAAAGGAAAAGAACTAGAGAAGGCGCCGCAACAAGATAATGAGCGCCAGCCCTACTTGCAGATGGCATCCTTCCGGCCCGGCGGCAGGTTCAGTAACGACAATAGCGTGATCGATCAGCATCAGGAGTTATTCGAGGCAGCGAACGAATATGCCGGCCTACCATCTGGCTGGTTGCAGAAGATGGCGCAGGCGGAGAGCAGCGGCGATCCTAACGCGGTATCGCCGACAGGTGCCACGGGACTGATGCAGTTCACGCAGGGCACGGCGCGACGCTATGGACTACGCGACCGTCGCAATCCTCAGCAATCAATAGCTGCTGCCGCTGAATATATGCGCGATCTGATGGGTATGTTCCGAGGCGACCTGGGCCAAGCGACCACTGCCTATAATACCGGCGAGGGCGCGGTGATGGACGCCGTCAGGAAGTATGGCCGACAGTATCGAGATCACTTGCGCCCAGAGGGACAGGAGTATCTCGGCCGCGTCGAGCGTGCGCTACCGGGCGGCAGAGAGTTTCATCCACCGGGTAAACAGCAGACGCAAGTGAGCATCAGCCCGGTGATGGGCGCTGACTTCGTAGTCACGTCACGGCTGGCTGGTGGAGCTATCTGATGCCCACGCCGGTTGGTGTCGCTTTCCGCATCGCTTACGAGATCAGCCCGATATATCTCACTGGCAATTCGACTATCATCGGCCAGAAGCTCGGCAGCGTTCTGCCGATGGTGTTCCTCACTGAGGGCATCAATCTGCCTCTGGCATTTATCACCGAGCGTGGGCTGCCCGACCTCGACGACTTCTTTGCGCACTTCGTGCCGATGCCCGGCTCAACGCTGGTGGACAATCAGGTAGCGACCTACCCATTCGCCAATCAGGACGTGGCCGCGAACGCCATCATTCGTCAGCCGCTGACAGTATCGATGCGGATGATCTGCCCGGTGCGCAATCGTCTGGGCTATCCGGCCAAGATCGCCACGATGATGCTGCTAAAGTCCACACTGGACGATCACAATGCCCAAGGCGGACTCTATTCGATCCTGACGCCGAGCTACTTCTACACTGACTGTGTGATGACGCGCATGACCGACATTTCCGGCGGCGAGAGCGTGCAATCGGGCCATACTTGGCAGCTCGACTTCATGCAACCCTTAGTCGATCTCAGCCAAGCGCAGGAGCAAGCGGTCAACGGCAAGATGGGCCGGTTAGTCAACGGCGGAGAGGTCACTGACTCAAACTGGTCTGGGCCGCAGGCCGTGCTTGGGCAATCGACGCCGGGCAACATCAATGCTGGTCCTGCGCCACCAACAGACAGCGTCGGTGCGATCATCTCGGGTGGTGCTGGTCCGTGACGACGTTCGTTCACTTTGATCCACCGGAAGGACGCGCTTTCACCTTTCAGGTTAACCTAGATGGCGGCACGTATAAGATGCGTGCTTGGTTCAATGTGTTCGGGCAGCGCTGGTTTTTGGAGTGTAAGACAGGCAACGATGAGCCGGTCTTTACGATACCGCTAATTTCCTCGCCCGATAGCGGCGACATCAACTTGACCGAGGCATACTTCGCTGCCTCGACGCTTGTGTTCCGTGATAACGGTCGCGTCTTTGAGGTGTCACCATGACTATCCTCCTAATCGTCCTGATCATCCTGTTACTCTGTGGCGGAGGCTGGGGTTGGCAAACCGGGCATGTCGCAGTCAATCCGCTTGGCATTATCTTGCTGGTGGTCCTGGTGCTTTTGCTGTTCGGTCTGCTCGGACCATTAGCCGGATATCGGTACTGGTAGTTCCTTGCGCTACTACCGATTAGAATTCCAGCGACCGGACGGATCGCCGATCGAGTTCGCTTCATTCAAGGGCTCGGCCTCAGCGCTACCGTTATCGCCCAGCGCGGCACTAGAAGTAGGGGTTATCACGTCGCTGTTCCCGGATGGCACCACCAACCCGGCAGCACTGAATATTGAGCTGGACATCGAACAGATGGCCATGCATCTGGGCGACGCTAGTTCGTATGTCCGTATCTACGGCTTAGCACTCGCCGACATCTTCAAAAAGGATTTGAACCCAGGCAAGAACGGTGCGAACAAGCTCAAGATCAGCCTCGGCATGACGAAGGGTCTGCCGCTCGCTAATGACGCGCAGCGCGGCTTGGTGATCGATGCATCGATACAGCAAGCTTTCGGTAACTGGATCGGCACTGATATGACGCTGGACTTGGTGATCGGTCCTGGTGGCGTCGGTTCGCCGGCCGAGCCGAGCAACTTTGTGCTGAACTGGCAGAAGGGCCAGAAGCTCTCGGAGGCGTTGGAAGAAACATTCAAAAACAGTCCAATGTCCGAGTTAAAGCGTAAGATCACCATCAGCGATGATCGTGTAAGCGATACCGACTGGATGCCAGGGTTCTACACGACGCTCGTGCAGCTTGCGCAGAGTGTCCAGGCCATGACGCGCAGGCGCCGCGGCGATGACGATCCTGGTGTATATATTTACGTGGCCGGGCAAGACCTACTGGTGGCCGAGGCGAAGGAAGTCAGTTCGGAAGCAGTGGAGAAGGAAATCGCCTTTCGTGATCTAATCGGGCAGGTTACATGGATCGCACCGACGCAGCTCACGTGTAAGCTAGTGATGCGTGGCGATCTTAACGTCCTTAGTGTCGTGAAATTTCCGCAGGGTGCAGCAGTGCAGACGCAAGCTGGCGCATTACCCGGACTAGTCGCGCCGGTGGACAAAAACAGCGTTGGCATTGCCTCTGGTGGCAAGTTCCAAGTCATGCGGATTCATCACTGGGGAAATTATCGGCAACCAGACGCGATGGCGTGGAACACGACGCTCGGCCTCACGCAATTCGCCACGGGTGCCGGCTGATGCCTAGCAATGCTCAAAAGTTGCCGATGCTGCTGTCGCTCAATTCGGCGATGGTGCGTTCGTCAGAAAACCGCGTGCAGCAGCTTGGAAAATGCCTGCCTTGCTCTGTGGTCAAGGTCGAGGGAGCGATCGTCACGGTAAAGTTCGAGATCAAGTCCGATCCGATCACCTTGCCGCAAGCAAAGATGCCGCTATTCGGTCCTGAATATGTCCGCTATCCGATCCAGGAAGGCGACAAAGGATTCGCGATCAGCGCGGACGCCTATCTCGGACAGATGTCCGGGCTTGGAACGGGGACCGCTGATCTGTCAGGCCAGCCGAACCTTTCGACCCTCGTTTTCATGCCGTGCGGCAATAAAGACTGGAGCGATGTCGATAAAGACGCGGTGACGATCTATGGTCCTAACGGTGTGGTGTTGCGCGACAAGGATTCGACTTGCACGGTGACGCTGACGCCAAACGGTATTGTCATCGATCTCGGTAGCAATCCGCTAACCATCACCGCGCAGAACATCACACTCGATAACGCTGGCAATCTTGTGGTCAAAGGCGATGTGACCTGGGGCGCCACGCCGACACATGCTATCTCGCACACGCACACCGGAGTCCAGGCGGGAACTGCTGTCAGTGGCCCGCCGGTTCCTGGTTCCTAAGGGTCAATTCCATGCCGTTAAAAGAGGGATCGTCCAAGGCGACGATCAGCGCAAACATACGCGAAATGATGCATTCAGGCCATCCGCAGAGCCAAGCGGTGGCCGCCGCGATGCGTCAGGCCGGCAAGTCGCGCAGCGACTGTCCGCAGCACGGATATCTTGACGCCTGCAAGCGCGGTGACGCGGCGGGAATCCAAAGGGCCACCCATCGCATGATGCGCGGTCGGGTGGTTAGGTGACACGATGGGTCATGGAGTGAGCGATGCCCGATTCGCCAGAGGACGCGCTCTACTTCCCTATCGTTATGACTGCGTCAGGTCTACTACCGCAGTCGCCGATCGACTTACGTGCCCAGCTTATAAATCTGGTGACGTTCGGCACGGATCGAAATAACCAACAAGTCCTGACGCCGGTTCCCGGCTACACCGCAAATCTTCCAGGCTCACTGATCGAAGACATCTCCAGCACGTGCACTGCGGCGCTGGTGATTTGCGATCAGGCGAAAGTCGAACTGATCAATTCGCTGACACCGCTAGGCGCTAATGCATTCGTGCTGCGCCAGCTAGGACAGGTGCTCGGCATCCCGATTGGTTCCGAGGTCAACGTCACTGTCGGCGTGATCTTTCACGGACCGCCGAGTTTCTTGGTTCAGAAGGGCTTCCTGGTCAGCGACGGATCGCATAGCTATGCGGTCAAAGAGACTGTCGCGATCGGCACAAGCGGCTTCTCGCCGACCGTGGATGCGGTGGCGACGGTGTCAGGTGCTTGGGCTGTGCCATCAGGCACGGTGACCGGCATTCAGACCTCCGTGCCGGGCGTGGTCACGCTGACCGTGACCAATCCCAACCCAGGCACGGGTGGCACCACGGCGGAGAGCGAGCAGGCTTATCGTCTGCGTGTGCTAGAGGCAGAGCGGGTCACGTCGCAGGGCACCGCTGACTTTCTAAAGACGCTGTTGAAGGCTGTTCCGGGTGTCATTCCGCAACAGGTGGGCATTCAAGCAGTCGGCGGTGGCTTGTGGAAGATCATCGCCGGAGGCTCCACGCCGGATCAATTCGCGGTAGCGAATGCGATCTACCTCGGCACACCAATCCTGTCCTCGCTGGTTGGTAGTACGATGGCGATGGCCAACGCGACGCGCGCTAATCCGGGCGTGGTGACGACTGTGCTCAAGCACGGCTATGCCAACGGTCAGGTGGTGACGTTCAGCGGCGTTCAGGGAATGACTCAGCTCAATAGTGGTAGCTACACTGTCACCGTCATTGACAAGTTTCAGTTTTCGATCGGCGTCAACTCGACAGCGTTCGGTGTCTACAGCGGAGGAGGTGTGGTGGCACCTAATCTTCGCAATCGTTCGGTCTCTATCAATGACTACCCAGACGTGTATACGATCCCTTGGGTCGATCCGCCGAAAGAAATCGTCGGCGTGACGCTCACATGGAATGCATCCAGCACACTCGCCTCATCGCCGGCAATCTCGCAGCAGGCACAGACCGCGATTGTGAATTTCATCAATTCGATCCCAGTAGGCGCGCCGATCAATCAATTCGCGCTAGAGGAGACTGTCCTTCGCGCGGTCGCACCTTTGGTGGACATCCACGTGATCAGTGTGATGGACTGGGCTTACACAATCGATGGTGTGACGGCAACACCCACCGCAGGCACCGGCTTGGTCGCGGGTGATCCAGAAAGCTACTTCGCCACCGACACATCGCTAGTCACGGTAACCGGCCCGTAATGAGCGGCACGGCGTCATTCCCGCCCAGCGGTCCGGTTACGCTGCAACGGCTGCTGCCGGCGTATTTGTATAAGCAATATGAGGATGATGACGATCTCCAGACGTTCGTCGCCGCACAGAACTATCTAGCGCAAAAGTTTCAGGATGATTTTAATCATCTGAATCTGCCGATCTGGTCGATGCTATCGGGAGCGCTGCTCGACTGGGTCGGCGCTGGTCTCTATGGTATCCGCCGCCCGGTGCTTTCTTTGCAGCGCGCTGGTCCTAGTGGTGCTGGCGTCGGTCCTTATGCGACGTTCCCATACAACACGCTAGAATATGCCGGCGGCCGATTGCACCCGGCGAATATCAATCCGGTCACCTATATCAATGTGACCGATGACATCTACAAGCGCATCCTAACTTGGCACCTTTACAAAGGGGACGGGTTCCAATTCTCCACGCGCTGGCTCAAGCAGAGAATCCATCGCTTTATGAACGGCCCGAACGGTGCGATCGAGTTCAATGATAACACTTATGATGTGTCGATCACCGCGACCGGGACAACATTCAACATCGCGGTAACGCAGGGCGATATCGGCACCGTGCTGCAATATGCCATCGCTGATGGTGTCCTACCGCTGCCGTTCCAGTTCTCCGCTGTAGTCGATCCGTCACTACCGCCGATTATCAGCGATCTAGCGCTGTTCGCTAGACTCAATACCACAGTGACAATACGCGCTAGAGCGACGCTGCGGGCGTCGATCGTGGCAAGGCTGAGTGTTCAGGCAGGTTTCTCTGGTGCGATCTTTGTCGATCGGGCCGATCTGCATCTATCCGCCACTATGGCGGCACAGGCAGGCATGTCCGGCGAGATCATCATACGCCGTGCAAACGGGTCCTTCGAATATCCGATTTCCGGTCGGCTCAGCGTTACGGCAGGCTTCACGGGACGGCTCAACGTGCGCGCGCCGATGGGCGGCGTCTTCCCAGGGACAGCAGGATAGATGCGCGGCTCGCTCAATGTCATCGCCCGCATGGGTGGTCGCATCGCTGGAACCGCCGCAGCGAAAAGCGACTTTGCTGGCGTTCATCCGGTCAAGCCGATTCCGATCTTCCTCGGCGCGTCCAGCGCGCCTGTGGCAGGCGGACCGATACCGACCAACGCGACCATCGCGATCAATCAGGCAGTGCCTGGGAACGGTCTGGCCAACATCTGGTTCGCGGACGAATTCACGGTCTCTCCGTGGCGCACCCATCAGACGTGGCAATCTGGTGACAAGTGGAGCTTCGGCCAGAACGTCGGCAGCAATACTAACGGCTGGGCTGATGGCCCGACGTGGTGGGCCAATCCTGTCGTGAACGCACAGGCAGCCGCGCTCTATCCTGCGCCGGTCAATGGCGTTCAATCGCTCGGTCTGATGACGACGCCTACAGGCATCGGTATCTCCCAGACCACGATGGGCGCCTCACTTAATAACCAGCTCGCGGCAGGTGGCTCACGGCTGTTCGGCTATCACGAGATGCGAATCAGGATGCCCGCTGTGCGCGGCTTCCTGCTGCGCTGGGACATCGAGGACTTTCCGCTTGCGCCGTCGAACACGGTCGAAATCGATCTCGACATCTGGATCGATGCAAACGGCGTGGAGAACGTTCGATTCTCCATCCCTGGCGGTTTGCTGACAAATCCGTCACTTACCACGATCTACTCGACGACCTCGCTCGATATAAACCAGTTTCACGTCTATGGAGTGAACTGGCAGCCTGACCACATCACGGCTTATATCGATGGCCGCCCGGTCGGTTCGATCGCCACTCCCGGTGGTGACTTTCAGCTCCGTCCGTCCTTCGCGTATTTCCAGACCTCCAGCGCGGCTCTCGTCGGCGACGGCACGCCTGTGCCAGCGACCCTGCCCGCTTTCGCGGACATCGACTATTACCGCGTCTATCCATTCCCGCCGCAGTCCTCTGGCGTGATCCTGGTGCATGCTTTCGATCCTGGCGCCAGCAACATCGCTATCGCCGATCCTGTTGGGCAGGCATGGACGCCGCACCCTGACGCCCGGATCAGCGGCGGTCAGCAGCTCACGTGCATTTCGATCAACACGCTGCCGATGTCGAACGGTGCGCCGATCACGGTGAGCTTCACCAATCCTGCCAGCGGTACCACGGGTGTGTGCGCCGCGTGGTATATTCCCTACGTCTCGGCGTTCGGCTCGCTGGTCAATGTCGGCAGCAGCACGGGCGGCACGCCGGGCACGACGGTCCCTGACGCGCCATCGATCGCACTCGGCACGCCGACCACGACAAGCGTCCCGGTGGCTCTCACGCTTCCTACGACAGGCGGCACGCTGGACGCTGGCACTATCCAGGTACAGCGGCGACAGACAGGCACCACGACCTGGGCGTCTACCGGCGTCGATGCGGCGGCCTATTGCACACCGCTGGTTGGCTCGGTGACTGACGCGTTCGGCAATGTATGGACGATAGCTGCAACCGGCGGCGGCCAGCCGAATGCCGTTCTGGTGAACGGGGTTTATGCCAACGGCCATCACGCGACGATGGTGTTGCGGATAGGTGCTGTCGCGTGGCACGTCAACGATAGCGGGCAATGGTATAGCTTCACGACCACCGGAACCATCGCCAACGGCGCCGTTTCTTGGGTGGGACCTGTCGCAACGTCCTCGCCGCTGATCTCTCCTGGGATCAACGCGACCGGTCTCAATGCCGGGACTCAGTATGACTTCTCCGCCTACGTGTCGAACACGACGGGCAACAGTCCACTCAGTGCGATCCAGCAAGTCACGACGGTCGCGGCGGGCGGTGTATATGCACTGACGTTCAATAATGTCGGACAGCAGACCGACGCGGTGCCTTACACTGTTTCCGGCACGATCAGCAATCGCACCACGATCCCGACGCTGCAATGGCGAGATAACGCTGGAAACTATGTAGCGCTGCCTGCCGGCGCATCGGTCACCCTCACGACATGGTCTTTCACACATCCAGCGGTCTCGGCGCCTACCACTACCGTGACGCTGACGACCTCTGTGCGTGATTCGACGCAGACCACCGTAAGCGCGACCTCGAATAGCTACAACGTCATCCCGACCGGCACGAATAATAACGCCACGGTCAACTTCGGCTCGCCCACGGGCAAGACGATGCAAAAGGCACTATTCGGGTTCCGTAGTTCGATCTTCGGCGGGGATTTCTCGAACGCGACATTCCGCAGCACCGCGAATGCGCAGCTCAAGCCGGCGATGATCAACATAAATTCCGACTGGGAGCTTGATCGAAAAGTCGCGGCCGGCGATTTCACGGATTTTAACAATCTCGTCCCATTCATCAGCCAGTTCTGTCAAGGTGATGTGCGTGGCGTAATGGGCGTGGCGCATAGCATCAGTGGCGGCACCGCCAATCAATGGGCCAGCCGGGCAGTGGCTCTTGCGAACTATCTGAATGCGAACGGCTACGGCTCGATGTTCATGGATTGGAACGTCGGCACGCTATGGATGGACGACGGCGGCCTCGGTAATGGCGAGGGTGCGTCGCAGGCGACGGTTAATAGTTACTTCAATACTATCTTCGACGCCCTAAAAGGCGTCAACGCGAACTATCGCATCTGGGGTCCGGCTCAGTGGCATCCGGCTGTCGGTGCGAACACCTCTTTCGCGAATGCCGTAGGCTCTACTCGCGCACCGAACGTCGGTATCTGCTGGATGTCCTTTCCGGTCAATCCGCAAAGCGGACCGGTTGGTGTGCCTATCCAGGACAGCCTGACTACAGCTTACGGGCCGAAGGGCTACAATAGCGGAGACTCAGTTACTCAGCGCAATGCGCTGTCAGGCACTCCGCTGGCGAATGCGCCGTTCGCGGTTCTCGACTGGAACATGAGCGAGTTTGCCAACGAAACCGGCTATTACATGGGTGGCGTCTATGCCGGAGCGTATCTGATCGGCCTGTTCAAAAGCGCTGCCGGCATGGAGATGGGCGGGCTAGAGAACATCAACGCCATGGGCGTCATCGGTGCCATCAAGGGCAACAATACCTCAGTCAGCGCGCATGGCTACGTGCTCGGCAAGGCTGGGCAGTCGGTGTATGGACCGGAATATACATCCAGCACGACGCTAGCGAATATGGCGATCGTCGCGGTCAAGCCTAACCAGACCTCATTCGCGATCATGCTCGTGAACTACGACACGACCACATCGCGCACGGTTAATATTGCGGTCTCCGGTGCCACGCTTAGCGGCACGATTTCACGCTGGGAGATCGGCAAGAATTCTCCGGGAGCACCGCAGAACCCGACGCCGCAGATTGGCACACAAGCCAGCCTGACATCGGTCTCGGTGCCATCTGAGACGGTGGTGATACTGACCAGCACGGGCGGTGGTGTTCCGCTAGTTCCGGGAGCGCCGGGAAATCTAAGCTCGCCGGCGCAGACCACAAGCTCGATTACGATCGCCACGTCTCCACCGACCACAGGCGGCGGACTGAACAACGGTTCCTACTTTCCTGAGTTCAAGCTACAAACCGCCTCGAACTACAGCGCGGGTCCGATCATCCGCTATTGCACGCTGAGCAGCGGATCGGTGACGGATGCCTCGAACAACGTGTGGACCATCGTGCCGTCAGGTGGCGGACAACCCAATGCGGTTATGGTTAATAACGCTTACGCCAACGGCCACAACGCGCTCCAGATAATGCGCATCGGCGCCGTAATCTGGCATGTCAACGACAGTGGTCAGTGGTACAGCTTCACGCCAACTGGGCCGCTTTAGGATCATCGTGAGGGAGAGTCGGCACGATGGTGCAGACGTTTAGCGACGACTTTGCTTTCTTCGACTCTTCCAAGTGGAACGCGGAGAGCTATGACGACGGCGGCAGTGCGTGGTGGACTATTCAGCAGCCTTACCTCGGTCAGATTCTAAACTATTCTGCCGGTCATCTTGACTTCGCGCTGATCAACAAGCCTGCGGGTGCCGACGATGGTAACACGGGACGGCAGTTTCTTTCGACCCTGATCGATACGGTTAATTCAGGTGGCCACTTCACTCAGCAATACGGCTACTGGGAATTCGACGTAGCGGTCGATCGTGTACCGGGCCTGATCTGGGAAGTGCAAATCCTGACGCCTCCACCGCGTGAGTGGCAGGCGTTTCTATTCTATATTTGGACCGACAATTCTAATGTGCAGCACACCCTTCAGGCATGCACTTCCGGCCCATCGGTCGAGATCACCAGCAATCAGGGATATGACGCCACTGCCAGACACCTTCTTGGAGTGGAGTGGACTTCGTCGCAGGTCAGGTACTTCCGTGATCGGCAAGTGGTTTCCACTTTTGGCAATCCTGGAGGAGAATTTCAAGGATCAGGTCCGTTTTATCACAAAACGGCTTGCCAGACTCAATACGGGCCACTGGGTTCGCTTGCTAATCCTGCCAATCTTCCGGCGAGAGCGCATCTCTATCGCTGCACCGTCGATACTTCGTTCCCGCCGGCCGGCACGCCGCCGCCACCTCCTCCTCCACCGCCAACGCCACCTCCCACACCACCTCCGCCGACACCTCCTCCGGCTGGGGTAACCTGGACCGGGCCGGTCACGGCGAATCCGCTGTCGTCCATTCTGCACTCGGGTCTGACGGCCGGTTCGATGTATAATTTCCGCATGTCGGTGAGCAACATCGCCGGCACAGGTCCGACCACGCCGGTCTTCAGCATAGCGACCCTTTCACAAGGAGGAGGACCGACCAGCGCTCCGCTGCAAGCGCAGCAGGCCGGCTACAGTAGGCGCACGCTTGGTCCTAACGTGACCTTAGGAACGAATTGGTTCGTTATACCCGGCCAACGTATCTTCCAAAATCCCGATGGCACCGTGACTGATCCCGGACCGGGCTCTGGCAGTTGGCACTTCAACTCTCACATGGACACCACGGAACGTGACGGCAACGGTAATTTACGTGGGACCGGATTTGGTGGTGGAGGGTATTTTGAGATCGAGATGTCAATCGCCAATCCGAACAACATCACACAAGATGCAGATGGTTGGCCAGCGTGGTGGTCTGACGCGATAGAGGGAGGATTCAACGACTTCCCGAACACTCTGCCGTACAATCAGCATGCTGAGGTAGATTTCGTCGAGTGTCTTGGAAGCCGGAATTATAATGGCGCCGGCATCATCCATTGGAGCGACTGGTATCCACAGAACACAGGCGGCAATGCGTGGGATTATACTACTGGCGCCCGAGGTATCGACACCACAATAAACACATCCAACGTCCCTATTCAGAACCGCCAAAAATATGGTTGGCTTTGGGTGCCGCACACTTCGACGGCAGCAGGCTTTACAAGAGTCTACCTAAACGACGTGCAAGTAGGTCCCACAATCACTTGGCCGACAGGATGGACTAGCGGCAATAAAGCTGAGGATCCCGGTGACCCGCCATGGTGTGTGCTTGATTTCCACCATCGGCACATCATGGTAGGCACAAGCAACAATAATCCGATGGTCATCTACACTGCATCTGTCTGGCAGCGCGACGACAGCCAGAATATCCGGCGAGGCGTAGCGCTTCCGCCATGAGGAGCTGACCGGTGCATATACGGACATATGGCCGCGTCAAGGACCCGGCCTCTGGTGCTAGGTGGTGGGTGACGGTCGAGGCCGATATCAACGACAACCCGGACAGCGTCTATCTCACCGCGCTGATCCAGACGCTTAAGTTGAACTGGGGCGAGAGCCCGTTCTTCGGCGACTGGGGCATTCCCGCGCACCAAGCGATCGTGCAGCAGATATTCCCGGACTACTACGTGTTGCTGACACAGAAAAGGTATGCACCGTTCTTCATGACCTTGGGCGTGGTGAAGCGGCCGACCGACACGCCGATGTATGATATCAGCATCCAGTTCAAGAGCGGCGCGGTGATCAGCACCACAGTGATCCCGCAAGCGGTGGTCGATCCGTTCGGTCAAGCGATCTTGGATCAGCATGGCTACCCGACACAGGACGACGCTAAGACAATTCCGGGCAAATACGTCCCGTTCTAGGAGACCTCATGCCAGCTCTTCCTTCCATGGGCGTTCCCGGTGCGGGGTCGGCCGTCCTCGGCATCACCGCCGCCACAGCGTTGCGCACGACGGGTGCGTGGGTGGTGGCCGTCTCGGTGATCTCGGCCGGCACCGCTGGTGCGATCTTTGATGCGGCAGCGACCGGCACCGCTACCACCGGCAAGCAGATCGCTGTCATCCCTAATACGGTCGGTGTCTATACGATCAATTGGCCGTGCCAGACGGGTGTCGTGATTGCGCCGGGTGCCTCTCAGACATTGGCGGTGTCTCTCGCATGAGTGGTACGACCCAGATCACCATCGGGACCGATGACTACGGCGATTCTGTCGGTGATCTGATCGTCTCTTTCGTCGATGTTCCGAGTGCTCCCGGAACGACATTGACCACGGACGGCACACGCACGGCGATGCCGGGTGATGCGATCGGCACATATCTGATCGCACCGAACATTTCGCCGCAGGCTGGATGTGTGGTTACAGTGCCATTGGCTCCGCCGCCACCGCCCACGCCGCCACCCCCC